GTCGTGTCTGGCCTATCAACATCAGCAGCAACGCCGCCAACGCCACCACCGCCACCAACCTGGCCGGCGGCGCGGCGGGGCAGGTGCCCATACAGAGCGCAGCGGGTGCGACCACGTTCACCACGCCAGCAAGCGCGAACACCGCGAACACGCTGGTGAAGCGGGACGCTTCGGGTAATTTTAGCGCGGGCACCATAACGGCGTCCATCGTCGGCGCGGCCTCGCAGAACGTCCTCCGCAACCCCTACTACGACGGTAGCCAGAGTGTGACTGTGGCGTCGTTGACGGTGATGGGGCAGATAATTTCTTCCAACACTACAAGTGCAGGGATAACCCTTGTTCGCCCAGGAAGCGCTTCAACGGGAGGGGGGTTTGTCAATATAGGAGCAGAATACACAGGCACTACTAATAACGGTACTAGGTTGGGCCGAATATCTTTTACGGGTTCGTATCTTGGGACTACTATAACCCCCGCCAGAATAGAGGCTTATACTGATGCCGCAGTCGGGGGCACTAGCGATACTCCCGGTAGATTATCTTTTCTCACTGTTCCAGATGGTTCTGATACTCTGGTAGAGCGCATGAAGATAGATAACGCAGGCGCAGTAACCATTCCCGGCTCCGCGTTCAGCGTGGGCACTTCCACCCTCGTAGTGAGTGCGGGATTAGTTTATGTGAATGATGGCCTAGTGTTATCAGGTTCAGCAGATAGCATCTCTCCTAATGGTATAGCCGCTGGTTATGCCGGTATCTTTAGAACTGCGGCCACAGGGTCAGCACCCTTTAATGCCGTAGGTAGTATGGTTTACAGGGCGAGAGTTGATAGCACAAACTCTAATCACATATTTTATACGGGAAGTCCGGCTACCGAAAGAATGAGGATAACCTCCGCAGGCAACGTCGGCATAGGCACCACGGCACCCGAGAGCAAGTTGCACGTTATAGGCAACGGCTTCGTGTCCGGTAACTTCAAGTCCAGCGCGACCATTACCGCCGTCAACTTCGTAGGCTCCGGCGTGGGCCTTACCGGCCTGCCCGGCGGTGGCGATGCCGTGCTTGCCGCCACGCAGACATGGAGCGGCGAGAATACATTCGCCAGCGTTACCGCTACGACCACGTTTAGCGGCTATGTGGATATAGGCCGTAACGTGCAATCGTATATCACTTCGGGGTCTGGCGGCGGTGCTAGGGTATCTTGCAACGCGGGATATACTGGCGTTAGCGGCGGGTGTTATAATGCCGCTGGCGTATCACTTACCGGCAGTTATCCGTCTACTGAAAGCGGAGATTCGGATACCATAGGCACGATTGTGTCTGACGGGGCCACTTCTTTTATGTCATGGTCTTGTTCGCTTGCGGCTGGTGGGCAAGTAAGGGCCTGGATTATTTGCGCCCGAGTCAAATAAATGAGTATCTTCGCCCGCATCGCCACCGCCGCCCGCGAGCTCCAGGGCACACGCCGCTGCCCCACAAAGGCGGCGCTCCTGGCATACATGCGGCAGAAACAGGGGAAGCGCCCCGAGGCCTACGAGTTCCTGCAATACTGGGTTTCCATGCGCTGCTGGTACACCAGCGACAGCAGGCCCGATGACAACTGGAAGCCCATAGAGCAGATACTGGCCAAGGACGCCACCGGCGAGATGGGTGACGATTGCGAGGGCATGTCCACCATCAAGAAGACCGTCATCAACGATCTGGGCTGGGGCCACGCGGAACATCTGGTAGTCTGGGCCGACCACGACACCATGCGCGGCGGCCTCCCCTGGTGCCACGCGGTCTGCATCACGCAGGACAAGGGTCCGGGCGTCCTGTTGCAGGACTATTTTATGGGCCGCTACGCCACCGTCCGGGAAGCCGTGGCCGCCGTGGGCCGCTACCACAAGGTGCGCCCCACGCGCTACGCCTACTATAGCGACCAGGGCCAGCGCGTAGGCGATGAGGTCCGGCTGTGAGCATCAGGCAGTTCTTCCTCTGGACCCGCCACAAGCTCACGCGCCTGGAAGTCTACGAGCATGACCTCGAGAAGAAGCCGGAAATCCCGGACGCCAGCGGCCCGGTGCAGCGGTTGAAGGCGGCGGTGGAGGAAGCGCATCAGAGGCGGCGCAGAATGTTTCAAGCGCCTGGACGGGGACGGCAGGGAGAGCATACGCAGCCTTGAAATCCCAACCTGCAGCAAGAAAACGGAGCGCTTAAAGAACCTTCTTACGAAAAAGACGAGGAAAACCAAATGAATCCCTTGGAGACAACCTTTACCTCCGGCGCGACTCTCTACGCCGTCATCCATCATCCAGACGGCCGCGTTTGGAATAACGTCATGGAAGCTTGGGAGGCGTTCAACAACGCCAACTGGGCCGAGTACGCGGTGCCCCTGACTGAGCAGGGCAGCTCCGGGTACTACCGCGCGGACTTCCCGGCCGGCGCCGCGGACATTCTTAGCTCGGACGTAGTTTACCAGCAGGCGGGCGTAGCGCCAGACACGGTGGACGCGCCGGCGACCGGGATAGGCCAGTCCCAGGGCGTAGACATAGCCGCCATCAAGTCCAGCGTGATTGCCGCGTCCAACCTCAACAAGTCGCTGCTGAGCATGATACAGGGCGCCGTAACCTCGGCCGGGGTTGCTACCGTAACCAAATTCTTTACGGACCTACCTGACACCGCCAACGTTTATCCCGGACGCATAGCGGTATGGACCAGCGGCGCGCTTATCCGGCAGGTGGGAAATATCACGGCATACAACGGCCTTGAAAAGTCCCTGACCGTAGGCGGGCCTTTCACGCAGGCCCCGGGGGTTGCCGACACCTTTATTATCGTGTAGAATATGAGCATATATGGCTCACGAATCACGGCGCTGTCCAAGATGGGGACGCCAGGTAAGACGGAGGGTCCTGAAACCCTGAGGCTTATGATAGACCTCCGCCTATCCTTGCAGATCGCCGGCTCGTTCCAGGGCAACTTCTGCGACATTCCGACAATCCCGCCTTCGCAGATCGCGCAGGAAGGCGACGGGGATATCAGGGTAGTCATCACGGCGCTCGACGGCGCCAACAACTTCGCCCCGGTGGACCTCAGCGCAGCGACCGGCTTAACCATACTCTTTAAGAAGCCTGACCTCACAACCCAGTCCCTTCCCGCAACCTTGACCACGAACGGCAAGGACGGGAAACTCTCATACAATCTTGACGCCAGCGACCTTGACCAGGCCGGTTATTATTACGTCCAGGCCAACTTCTCTATCGCCAGCGTTGCGAAATCCACCGTTCTCGGCAGCTTCAAGGTTTCCGAGAACATAACTATCGAGGAATAAATCAAACCATGGGATACGATGGGCCTGAGCGCCGCGCTGACAACATAGACCTTGAGAACAGGGTCCGCGATCTCGAAGAAGAGAACCGCGCGTCCATCAAGTCCCGCCAGGCCATGCACAAGCAACTGGGCGACCTCAATACCAAGATGGACCTCATGCTTTCGCGCCAGGACGAGAAAAACGACGCTTGCGCTGTCCATCGTACCGAGACCGCGCTGCTTAAACAGAGCCAGGACGTAACTGATAAAGCGCTTGAAGATCACAAGACCTCTACCAAAGAAGCCATAGGGGCTGTTGAAGAGGAACAGATCTGGCTGCGCAGGACCGCGATAGGTGGGCTGGCCGTATCCGTGGTATCTCTTATCGGCGCGCTTTGGGCGGTAATTACCGGAAAATGAACCTGACCGAACACTTTTCCTACGAGGAAATGACGGACACCAATCACGTCGAATTCCTCAACGAGAACCGAAAGCAGGGCGGGCCTTTCGTGCCGAACATGGTTCAGGTATGCGGCCGCCTTGAAAAGGTCAGGAAGTTCTTTAACTGCCCGGTAATAGTGGACTCCGGATTTCGCTATCCGGCCTTGAACGCGCATGTCAAGGGATCTTCCAATTCGCAGCACATGACCGGCGACGCCGCGGACTTTAAGCTGAGGGATTTCAACGACTTCAACGGCCTTAAATTCGTTTTCCTCTGGTGCATGAACAACGTTGACTACGGCCAGCTCATTCTGGAAAATCCGCCTGGCAGCAAGCCCTGGATTCACATAGGGCTGCCGCGGATTGGACGCGCAAAGACGCAGTACGTATTCGAACAGGGAGTATACCGTCCCGTATGAAAAAGATAATATGCCTTTTCTTGTTATCATTTACGGCCGCTTGTGCGCATATCCCCAAGGAAACCGTAACGCTATCTGACCAGATGGGCGGCATGATTTCCGACGCCAAGACGGCGCACTACAACCTCCTGGACGAGTACGAGAAAGAGCGCCGCGCGCGCATTGACGAGTACATGGAGTCCACCTGGATTCCCCGCTTCATAAAGTCCATGGCGCAGCAGGGCGATCTTTGGGGCAAGACCTGTTCCATCAAGAACACCACGGACGCCGCTTTGGAGCTGCAGGGATTCGTTGAGGCCGCGGCCAGGAAGATCGCCGCCAAGCGCAAGGAATTGACGGACGCCCTCGACCTTGCTATGATAGACCTGAGGGAAGCGGTCAGGATTCACTACGCGACGCTGGAAAGGTCCAACGAGACCGTAACCGGCAATCTGCGTTCAGTCCGCGCCAACGATGAAGTTTTTGAGTCGGTGCTGCTGAAAAACAAGGTGGACCCGGCCAAGCTTACGCCCCTAAAAGACGTGAGCAAACAGCTTGATAAGCTATTCGACAAGGAGAAATGACCATGCCTACAAACTGGGACGACGTAGCCGGCGACGCTGCCGCGCAGACCGACAAGGAACTGGAAGCCGGGCTGAACAAGCTCATGTCCGCGGACGTGAAAAAGCTCTTCCCCAATCCCATAGACCAGGAAAAGGTGAACGCGCTGATAAAGACCATTCGCCAGGAGACCAACTACAACAAGCGCGCCGCGGCCTTCAAGGGCATAATGGTTACGATAGGCTCGGATCTGGCTAAGGCGGTCAAGGCCGCTATGCTGGCTATGGCCGTGTTCTTCCTGATCGGCGCCGGCCGCGCTATGGCGCAGGCCGAGCCCATTACGGCCATAGACCTGAGCGCGCCCCTGGCTGACGCCCGTATGGGCCTGGCATGGAATGGCGCCGGTAAGCAGCTCGGGGTCGCCTACGTGCCCCTCATGTACTGGGTGGGCTCGGAGGGTCAGGAATTCGCTACCCTGAACCTTGGCGCCTCGGACAAGCTTGATACCGGAAAAGCCGGTTATCTGGTAAGTGCCGGCCCGCGCATAGATACCCTGTTCGTGAAGCTGGCCGGGACAAAGTTCGCGCAGAAACACCTGCGCTTCGCCATTCTGCCGCCGCTTCAGATATCCATAAGCTACGTTACTTCGGATTTCAAGAAGTACGAGCCGTTCCTGACTATCTGTACGCGCTTCGGAGGTAAATAACCATGGATCTCATGCTTAAACTGGTGCCTCAGAACCTGCAGGACTGGGTTATAATCTGCGCCATTGTGTCCGGGATAGCCGCCGTCATAAAGTGGCTGCCGGCCTGGGTGGACACGAATCTGGCGACCGGTATAGACGCTATATTCGAAAAGCTCGGCCCGGACGAGGACTGGCTGTTCGTGCAGTTCTTGATCTACCTCGAGCGCAAGTACGGCAAATACGCCAACGCGGACAAGGCCCGGGAAGCCGTAGACAAGCTCCTGACCTTCCTGCCTATCCAGTACCGCGTCTTTGCCGGCGCCAAGGTCAGGGCGAAGCTCTACGAGCTTGTTACCAAGATCTTCGAATCGGCCAAGGCGCGCATAGAGAAAGAGGCGCAGGAACACCTGAGCCCGCCACCTATCGCGTAAATACCGAAAATTATTGTAATAAGGACCCGTCCGTAATTGGGCGGGTCTTTTTTTGCCTCTTAAAATGCCCCAGGCCAAAAAATGGATACCAACCCTTAAAGCAAGAAAACCGCGGCATATCGCAGCCGCGGCCTCCTGCCTGCCTCAATAGAGGCTACTTCTTTACTCCATTCTTGTTCCCGATCATGGATACGCTTAATTTTTCCCGGTGAGACTTTGAAAAGACCCTTTTCCCATTTTCTATCTTAACTTCGTATCCCCTCTTTTTTACAGAGAAAGCGTGTTGATTGCAAGAGGTACATAATCCATTACCAGCATGTTTCTTTTTATCTGTACCACAACGAACGCATTTGGAATATTTCCTGGCCCAAGTTCCTTTCAAAACATGCTCTTTATTATGCGTAGCGTTTGTGCATAATTTTAAATTTTTGATATCGTTGTCGTCCTTTACTTGATTGATATGATGAACTATCTCTTGTTTAGTCAACTTTCTGCCTAAATGCAATTCCATTACGTGTCGGTGTTCTAAAACATGGGTTCCATTGACCCATATTTTAACATAGCCATCTTTCGTAATGCAGCGTCCCCCTTTCCATTGAGAATTGTTTTCTCCGCGAGAATTTTCTGACCTGATTTGGGATAAAGTTTTATTCATACAGCATATATTATATAGTTATTATGCCGCACAATCAAGTATCTTCTTTGTCCTCCGTTATTTCTTCTCTTTGCTAATCTTTCTGAGCGCCGCCCTAGCCATCTTCTTCAAATGCGCTAGGATAAGCACTTGGCAGTCCGTGGGCGCCTTGTCAAAGCAGACCTTATCCGGCACCGGGCAGTTCGAACACTTCTTGGATATCTGTATGCAGGCCAGATCCAAAGTCAGTCCTTCCAGCGTTTTGTGTTTCATTTTATCCTCTTGTACCATCCGCGCTTGTTTCTTTTCAGCAGGCCCATCTTGACCATGCGCAGGCAGATAGGGCTGGCCCATGCGCTATGCCGAAGCTGCTTATACCCGGAAGAATAATCGGCTCCGATGACGTATCCTCCGACTTCGTTACCTATCTCCGTGGGCGAAGTGTAATAGTTCCGGTTGTACAGGTACATCATTATCTCTGCCTGATTCTTAGTCATTCTTCCCCCTCCCTCACATCGTTAAGACCCTCAAGGAATTTACGGGCGGCGGCTTCGCTGTATAGTGTCCCGCTGGAATCTACGGCGTAGGCCATGCTTGCGCCCTTGCGTTCCGCTAACTTCTCAAGCGGCTCCACGGCCTTGGCCTTGAAGGCGCGGTATTCTGCCAGTACAACTTCACAGGCGTGTTTTTCAAGCAGGAACTTAAAGGTGTCATCCGAATCGATTGACCTGTTCAACCATTTCTCAAACTCGTCCATACTATTTACCCCCTTTCGCTATCCCCAAGTCTGCGGCCCTATGGCTGGTCAGCGCGAACTTCAATATAGCCTTACGCGCTTTCTTGTAGGCTGGGTCGTCACACTCTACCGCGCAAAAGTGAGCCGCTAACTGCGCCGCTACTTTAACGTCCACCTTAACATTATTGGAGCCGCACCAAAGGGGCCAACACGAGTAGTCAAGGTCGGCACCGCGCAGGTTGGCACCGCGCAGGTCGGCATATCTCAGGTCGGCACCGCACAGGTTGGCACCGCGCAGGTCGGCATATCTCAGGTCGGCACCGCACAGGTCGGCATCGCACAGGTCGGCATCGCACAGGTTGACACTCGCCCCTATCGCTAACTTGACAGCCAGTTTCATACTGTCAGCCTCACACGAAAACAAAACACTCCCCGTCCATCTATTTTTTATTTCTATTTTCATATTATCTCCCTTTCGCGTTGTCGTATTTGGCGATAATTTCTTTTATACTACATACCAGTTCGCTTGCCAATGAGCCTAGTGCTACGCTATCAAAGTCATATAATAGAAGTATATTTTGTAATTCCCTCACCAGTTCCTCAACAGCGGTAGGGGCGGGGCGGTAGATATAAAAAATATCTTGAATTGTTTGCAGGCTTACTACGGATTTATCGAGGGCATCACTCCATACTGACGCCTTTTCTATTTCTGCGAGCAAGTCCCACCCTGTTATATCCAATTTCTTCAATTTCTTAATTTCTTTTATGGCTTCGTGAACCGTCCCTCCTTGCCATCCAAGAGCTTCACATATTTCTATCATAAACATTGGCTTTGGGGTCATATCTCCGTGGTATTCAGCGTAGCGGCAAGGGTCCCAATCACACATGGTAGCATCTGGATTATAGATGCCTAACTCTTTACATTTTGCCGTGTGTAAACATGACCGACAGGTTCTACCTTTTGGTAAATACGGCCCATTTGTGCCTATGGGTTTTGGATGTAGAATACAAGTCCCGTCTGAAGTGGTCCCACGGATAGCGTGATACGGGCACTTCTTAGCGGTACAGTTTTTGTTGTCCTCTTGGTATTTACATCTTCCTCCTTCCCCCTCGGCTTCTGCGCAAGAAATCTCCACCAGCGAACCCTCTGCCGTGGCCTTCGCCTCAACGGGGGCGGGCTTGGACTTTTCTTCGGCGGCTATGGCGAGTATCTTGGTCAAGATGCTGAATTGCGGCTGGTCGCAACCTTCCATACCTTCATGTGCCAACTCTGCTATTCTCTGCATTGCGGTCTTGGTCATATTTTCTCCTTCAAATATTCCGTAGTGTCCTTGTACCATTCTCCCAACGGGCCAACGAACTTCTGCCCACACTCGCACAACTGGTAGGCGAAGATATGCGGGCAGTCGTTAGAGTCGTAACCGCAGGTCTCATTGCAATCGTAGCAAAGCCTATGCGCCTGGCCCTGGTGATTAATATTGCAAAGGTGTTCCGGCTCTTGCCTTTCGGAATGGTCGCAGGTCATAGCGGCCTCCAAAACTTCCACCACTTGCGGGAATATGCAGGACAAGCCCATTTAAAAAGCAAATCAAGAGGGTCAAGAAAGAAAGTTTCCGCGCAATATCCGCAATCAGAACAGTCGTTGCAATATTTTATAGACATATGTCTCCTCCGAGCAGCTTCTTTGCAATATGAGCAGCGCAGATCTCCGGCAGGACTTTTAGTATAGGAGACGGTCCGTAATTCTCTTTGGCCTTGCGCTGCAGCATTTCCGGTACGCCTTCATGGCCGTTTGCTCCGTCGTGCGCATGGTTGCTGCTGTCGTTCATAAAGTCTTGGTAGTTCGCAGATCCATAGATTTCGTGTTTCATTATTAGTCCTTCAAAACAGGAATGTCTGCCCCGGCATGTCCTTTGATTTTGGCAAAGAGAGTTCGGAAGGCTCGTTCGGCGGTTTGGGGGACAACTCCGTTTCCGCACATTCGCAACTCGTCCGTTCGGTTTGTGCCTTTGACCATCCAGCCATAAATCTCTTCCAGTTCGCTATCAGAGAGGCCGGTGCATCCGGGGAAGTCCAGCCCAGCGGCAGGCCCATCAGCGTCTCCACCCATCGGGGGTTGAGTTTGGCTGATGTTTGCGCCCCTATCTTCGCGCCCTCCACCTGATAACGAAGTTTCACAGTCCGGCCTGCTTCCGACATTTCCTCCGGTGACGCTTGCCCCCCGTTGCACTCGCTGCTGGACGGGGTTCTCCACGACTTTTTTGCTTGTGCCCCCAGGCACTTGCCCCCCTGTCCGTTCGGTCTGCTGTTGTCCACCGCCCCGCTCCTCGGCGTCGCCCACGACTCTCGGCGGCTCCCAGGCGTATTGGGACTCACCGGGGCGGGAGGGCCAAACTTGACTATCGCCTCCAAGGTATCCATCCGTGACTTCCCGTCCGTCCTGTCCACCGCGTTCCCGCATCCCTTGTAGTCCCTGGTGGTGGTGGTGGGCCACATCTTCTCCACCGCTTGCGGCAAGGTCACGCTGTGCATCGAGCCGTCCTTCTGCTGGCTGCTCTTTAGGTTCCCCGTGTGAACATCCGACACCGTTGCGGAGGGCCAATTCATCTCCCGACCCTCCAATCGTATCTGCTCCCCGAGGTTGCCTATCGCGAAACTGTTCCTTCCCATGCTCTTGCGAAACGCTATCCGCTTTGCTATTCCCTCCGGAGACCTCTCTATGTCCATATTGGTTGTGGCGGTCTGCCATTGTGTCCCTTGCGAGGATAAACACCCTCTTCCGCTGGTGAGGCGCGCCGACTTCAGACGCGCTGAATATTCCCCACGCCGCTGTATAACCATCTTCTTCCAAGTCGGCAAGGACTGTGGAGAGTCCAAGCGAAACGTGTCCTTCGACGTTTTCAAGCCAGACCCATCCGGGCCTGACAGACTGAATAAATCGTCGGCAATAGGGCCAGAGGTGTCTATGGTCTTCGGTTCCAAGTCTTTTTCCGGCATGGCTGAATCCTTGGCAGGGGTAGGAAGCCGTGAAGAAATCCAACTGCTGATAGCCGAAAGGTTCTGTTGGGAAGTCAGTAACATCCGTCCAGATAGGTACTGCGTCCAAGAGTCCCTTTTCCATTTTGCTGACCATGTTCGCAACGACGAAGGCGTCCCTCTCACAGACAGCGACAGAGCGCAAGCCTGGGATTGCTCGTTTAAGTCCGAGAGCATTTCCACCGTAGCCGTGGAACCATTCGACGCAGGTAACGACAGGTTTTTGGGTAATATCCACATATTGATTCTCCGTTTTCATTATCTTACGTCCTCATGCCCGCATTTAGAACATGTAATCTTTCCCTTGTGCCCTTTCTTCAAAGCGCCCGTATTACCGCACTTAGGACATTCTGCCTCTTCATGGCCTGGCGGAATGTCTTTCCAGCGACCTTCGCGTATGTATGTTTCAGGCTTGGGGATCCAGCGGCCGTTGTCCTCTTTCCACTTCTCCTGATTGACCTGCCATGATAAAGCTTTAAGGCATTTGTCCAGAGGCGGGTTCTTTTCCAGCCAGGCGGCCAAGGCTGCGTCGGAGCCAACCTGATAAGGGTAGGCCTTCCAGAACTGTCGGAAGCCGTTGTTTTCCTGGTCCTCTTTCTCCCATTTCGCTTTCGCAGACTGGGAAGCCTTGGCGGATTTGTTGCGGCGTATTTCCAGCCGGCGAAGAACAGACTCAGAATAAAACTTCCCGTTCTTTACCTTGAAGAGCTTTGATTTCTCGATGACGGCCTTTATCATTGCCGCGTCTACGCGCAGGTCGAACGCCAGCAGCTTGTAATTCGCTTCCAGGTGTCCGTCGGCCTCGTAAAGCTTCTCCACAAGGCACCAGTACAGACCATAGCCGGCCATGCCGTACTCGCAGATCAGGGCTACTATGTTTTCATCCCCGCGCGCTCCCAGGTCATGCGGGAAGTATTGTTTTTCAAGCTTGATTGTCGTAGGCATGATTAAAAGAGTTTTGACTGAACTATGGATATACGCTTATTTGCGATATCTATATATTTGGGATTAAGTTCAAACCCGATGTAATTACGCCTTTCCTGTAAAGAAACTAAAGCCGTAGTTCCTGCACCCATAAAAGGGTCCAGAACCAGACCGCCAGCGGGAGATCCGGCAAGTATGCAAGGGCGTATCAGCTCGGGAGGGAATGTAGCAAAATGAGATTCAGGGAATGGGCGGGTAGCAACAGTCCAAACGTCCCTCTTATTTCTATAACCAGAACATTGTTCTTCCTTGGTCATAGAATCCCATCTTTCATTAACCCCGGCGTGTCTGCGTGAATGTCCGCGCTGCTTATCCGGCTTAGTGTTCCCTACCGAAGTTCTATTCCCCCCTTTCCCATTTTCGAATGTTGAATTATTACAATATGCACCACCGCGGAAACCGATAGCGTTTCCTTTATTGGCTGTTGACTTCTCTTTTATAGCTTCAAAATCGTAGTAATATTTAGCAGACTTTGAGAGTAGAAATATATATTCATGGCTACGGGTAGGCCTGTCTTTGCAACTTTCAGGCATGGGATTAGGTTTATTCCAAATAACGTCCGACCGTAAATACCAGCCATCGTCTTGAAGAGCAAAAGCCACTTTCCAAGGGATACCCATTAAACTTTTTGGAGGAACACCTGTTTTTGTTTTCTGGTGTTTTACCATGTGATCGTTACTGCTCTGTTTGGGCCACTTGTCTTTATCCCGGGATCCGCAGCCTCCATGAGAATATGAATCTCCCAGGTTAAGCCATAATGTCCCGTCGTCGCGCAGTACGCGCTTAACCTCTCTAAATACAGATACCATGGCTTTTACGAATTCTTGGGGCGTTGGTTCAAGACCTATCTGACCGGAAACCCCATAATCTCTAAGCCCAAAGTAAGGGGGAGAGGTTACGCAGGTGTTAACAATATCAGGAGGAAGTTTTTTAAGTCCCTCTATGCAATCAGAATTAAATATTGTGTTCATGGTTTCTTTTAAATCTCTTTCTTTGAGTCGCGTATTTAACGCAGCAAGATTTACACCAAGGGCTTATCCCGCTAGGTTTCCTTACGTAGTAATCCGTTGAAACCTTTTTGGTTGCCCCGCATTTTCGGCAAGGCTTCCACCATTCTTTTTTAATCAGGATACAGCCAGAATGGATCCGCTTATGCGTAAGTGCGTCAATAAGCTGCAAATTTTTTATGTCGTTATTCTGTTTGTCGCCGTCTATGTGGTGGATGAAATATCCGACGGGAACAGGCCCATTGTGTTTACGCCATACTCTCCGGTGCGCCAATTCTTTGTCGGCGTATCGGATATATCCCTTTGCGGTTATTCCGCCTTGTCCGTGTTTTCTTCGTTTCATGTTTTATATATTACTTAATCGTACACGTACAGTCAAGCACAAAATAAAACTTATCAATGCGGTTGCATTTCCATTACGAGCAAAACCGTCAATATTACGACGAGCGCAAGGCAAGAAAAGAAAAGCTTTTTGTAAAGTTCAAGATGCCAGCGCGGAGTCATTTTATTTAACCTTTGGGACTTTAAAAGTTAAGGTGGCTTTTACGGGGAAACAGCCAAACGGACATTCGTTGAGCGCGCCCTGCTTATCTGTATAAACTCTATCGTGCCAGCCGGTTTTTGGATAAAGACCTCTTTCTTTTAACTCGCTGACGACTCCCACGTTTACCCAACCTTTTTTTACTACAAGTTTTTCTTTTTTCATTTTTCCTCTCCCACGTAAGGGATTATCTCTACCTCTATCCTGTCAACGGCGCTCCTGAACTTCTCGACGTGCGCCCGCTTTATCTTCCGGTCGTCGGTGAAATATCCGTTACGTTTAAGCCCGTCTTGAAGAACCTTTACCATGTTGTCCCAGTCCGTAAGAGCGAAGTTACGAATATGGAAATTGTAAAACACTTCGTACCATTCGCAGCGGACTATATCGCGCTTGAATTGGAGCAGCAGCAGATCCAGCGTCTTATCATAAACCCGGCAAGCCTTTGTTTTTACATGGCGGCCCTGAAAGCAATCGTTGATAGACAAGGGCTTGACCGGGAGTATGAATTTCATCTTACAGCTTTACCGGCTTCTCATGGCTGCCGGTGAAGTGTACCGCTTCCAGGCCCTTGACCATGATATCTTCTTTCATGGACGCCAGGCTGGTGTAGTACGGGCTGTAAACGCCAGGCGTCTGCAGCGTCTCGAAGAAAAACACGGCCGGAGTTTTTAAAATGGTCCTTTCGGATCCGGGCTTGGCAGGGTCCATGCCGAGTATTATCTTCTTCCTCTCAGGGGCCACGAAAGACCGGTTGCCCTGGTAATAGGCTACCTTGTTTCTCCCCTCCTTGTCCATTTCGTAGAAAACGACGACGCGGCCTTTGAAAGGGCCTGTCGGGTTGGTCTCGGTGTTGTCCTCGCGGTTCGTGTTGTCGCGCAGCTTCCGGGCCAGGGTGTTCGTCATGCAATCGCAGCCGGCGCGCTTTTTCAGTTCCTCGGGCACCAGCTTGATCGGGTGAAACGAATTTAGGTAGTCTATCGCAACTTTCAGTCCTCTTGCCATGATTATTTAGCCTCTCTTTGTATGATTTCTTCGCAGCCGGGCAAGGTTGTAGCCAAGTCCGGGTTTCCTTTTTTTACAGCGTCCAGCGTGAAACATTGCTTATTGTTCCCGCAGCCTTTGGAAACGTCGTACTCATGGGGTGTTGCGTGAAAACAGTCAGGCTTCCCGCAGACCTCGCGCGCTTCACAGATTACTTTCATAGTTTTCTCCGGGGCGCCGGCCTATTCCGGTCGCCCCAGTCCTCTCCGTTACTTCGCAGGGGCCACCGCGACTATGTTGTAATTCGTGAAATCGCCCCGGTCGGTCTTGTTGACGACGACGCGGTAATCCAGCTTGACCTTTTCGCCGCTATCCATCTTCTCGTCCAGGGCCTTGATTATAGCCGGGTCCTTGGTGGCAAACATCATGTCCTTTCCCTGAGGGGTCTGATAGCCCTCCACGGCATAAGACACGTACCCGCCAGCATTAGGCTTGGTGTGCCACGAAACGGAGCCCACGGCTTTCTTAACGTCGCCGGACTTGGCGGCCTCTTCGGCTTCCAGCGCGGCTTTCTTTTCCCGGGCTTCCTGGGTTTTCTTCTCCATTTCTTCCGGGCTCATTCCTGCGCCCTGACCCTCGGCGGCGGCCGGCGTCTGTTCGACAACCTGGGCGTCCTCTATCTGTTCCTCAGGCAGCGGCGCGGTGTCGGCCAGCTTGGGGATCTCTTTCGTCGGGCGGTCGTTGAACAGCTTATTGTCCAGCGCGTCCAGTTCCGCGATCGCCTCGGTGAACTTCGTCTTATAGGCGCGGCGGACTATGGACTTTTTGAACTGTTCCAGCTCCCAGGTATTCCAGATCAGGCCCGTAACCATCTTGGACTGAGCCTTTACTTTCAGAAGCTCGGCGTTGCTCATTCTGTAAATCCAGGACCCGGTGCTGGACTTCATGTAGCAGTAAGCGCCGACTATGTTCTTCGGGTTATCCTCGAAAGGATTTAAAGGCTTGTGTTCGTAGGTCGCGGTGTTGTCCGTTTCCTGGCAGGTGAACACGTCGCCTTTGTAGACTATCCCCACGGTCGTTTCCATGGTCGTGTCGGCTTCCTTGACCTTGTAAATGTAGCCCTTATAGCTCGGCATGAAAGTACATGTCTTGCCGAACGGCACCAAGTAGGCAAGCTGGCGGCTGTCCACCGGCAGCTTAACGGTAGCGGCCTTTATAAGGCTGTCTATAATGCTCTGTTTGGTGCAGAGCGTTATATCGGATTTGCTGCCTATGCGCGCTTCGATTTCCATGATAGCGCCGTGGATGAATTTCATCACGCCCGGATCCGTCGCCGGCTTGCCGAGGCTGGCGCTTATCTTCGCCATGACCACGTTGCCTTTAAGCTCCTGCGTTATAACTGCGAGTGCTGTGTTTGACATTGTTTTCTCCTTACTGGTTTTGCTGAGGTATTTCTTGGCGCACTATTTCGCGCACCATGTCCTCTAACGACGGGACGTTTGCGTTATCGGCTTTATCCGCTTCTCTTATCTTATCTTCAAGACAGCCAATTTCAGCGCGGCAAGCCATACATAACTCCTGCTTCCAGACTTGGTGCCTGGCTCTAACAGTAGGGTAACTGTAACTGTAGGACGGGTAAGACACGTCAAAGCCCACAGTTATAGTACCGAGAGCAAGAATTTCCTGCTCGGCTTTCGTAGTCGCCTTTTTATGGCAACGGTCGCACTCGTATATTTCAGTTTTTCCCATGGTGTTATTCCGTCTTAATGTCCATGTCGAAGTCCGACACTTTGGTTATGAAATACTGGAAGTCGTCGGACTCCGCTTCCGTCATAAACGCTTTCTGCGTTTCGGTGTCCAGGCTTTCGAATCCGTCCAGGCAGATCGCCTTAACTGCGTAGTCCTTATTCAGGTTCCGGGTAACGGACACGGCCAGGCGTACTTTCTGGCTGGTGCTGAGGTTCTGGATAGGCACCCCGTTCAGCGTGAACTGGCCGGCGCTGTAAGCCAGGCCGTCCACCGGCATTTGCGCGGCCGCCAGCAGTTCCGCGGGCGCCACGGTCTGCAGCGTCTTTACCGCCTTGTCCTTGTCCTCGGCGGACTTGCGGACGGTTTTCAGCTCGACGCGCATATCTTCCAGGCGGCCGAGGTCGCGCTGATAGCTCTGCGCCTCCCTGAGCTGGCTGAGCTTGGCTTCCAGCGGCGCCAGTTCCAGCGGCTTTATCGCGGTTGCAGCAAGGTCCAGGTTCTTCTGCTGCTCTTTCAGATCTTCCATCTTGGACTGAGCCTTGCCGAGATACTTCCCGGTTTCCTCGATTTCCTTGGTCAGGTAGGAAATATGGGTATAGGTGTCGGCCTTCTTCTGGTTGTTGGCCTGCGCGCGGGATATGTCCTCTTCGATTATGCGCAGCTTTTCCACCAGCTCGGCGCGGGACTTTTCCATGCTGCCGAGGTCCACGGTCTTGATAGCAGCGTGTTCCTCTTCCATGCGGGCCAGACTCTTTTTCTTGGAGTCTATCTTCGCCTCCATGGCCTCTATCTCTTCGAAGGTTAATCCCTCTTCCCCGGTGAGTTCGTCCTTTTTAGCGAGAAGCCGGGCGCGCTCCTGGTTGAGTTCCTTCGACGTGCTTATCTGCTCCATGACGGTCTGCAGATCTTCCGGCTTGAAGTCCTTGACGCTCTCGGGCAGCCGGCTCTCGGTTTCCGCGATCGTGGCCTCTAAGGTCTTGACCCGGGAATTATCCGCGGCGCGCTGGTCGTAAAGCATTTCCCCGGCCATGCTGATAGCTTCCAGGCCGTGTCTTGTTACCAGTCCGTCCACCGCGTTAAGAAGGCTCCTGGTCCAGGTTTTAAGCTGTTCCAGAGTCGCCTTGACCGGGATAGCCTTTAAGAGGTATTCCGTCTGCTCCTTGGGGCTCATGGTGAAGAACTTGACGGGCTCGAAACTGAAATCCCCGATAATTCCGTCCAGGTAGGCCTGAGGCTTGGTAATGGTCTCGCCGTTCTTTTTCACGGTTACGGTGCTGCCGGCCGCGGTGATACGGCGCCGGACTTCCAGCTCGTCCGTGGACACGAAGATCTCCGCTTTCGTCGCGCCCAGTTTTATCTTGTCGGCGCTGGCGCCGCGGAACGCCGCGCGTATGGATTCCACGATCGAGGTCTTGCCCTTGCCGTTCTTGCCGCTGATGACGGTCATCTTCTTCGGCTCTATCGTGGCTTCCGATATGCCGATGAAGTTATTTATTTCCAGCTTAGTTATTTTCTGTTGCATTTGCGATATCTCCTTTGTTTATGCTCTCCGCGATCTCTCTGTCAAACCAAGGCGACACTTCCCAGGCTTCCGCTTCCACGTCCGGCAGCCAGGCTTTCAGCATTGCCGTTTCCTTGGCCTCCTGCTCAGCCTTGGCTTTCTCGGGGTCCACTTCGGCGCAGACTATGGCGTTAGCCGCTTCCCATGCCCTGAGGCGCGGAAGAATCTGTTTTACGTCCTGTTCCGTGGCGATTTCGCAGGCTTCGAGCTGAGGACCCTCGACAACCTTTATGCGGATCATGTTCTCTTCGCCCTCGTTCATGGACTGGAATATGAAAATGAACTTTTTAAGGGGCTGGCCGTACTTGGCCTTTATGCCGCGGCTGTAAAAGCCGATATCGTGCTGGAAGCCGCCTTTGTCTATGAAGCGGGTATTGAGGTCCATGTCCTTTGACATGGTTTTGTAGTCTATGACGTAGATACCTTCCGTCGTGTTCTTGAGGTAGTCCAGCCGCATTTTGCAGGGGATCTGCCAGGCCTCGTCCTTCCAGGTAAAGGGCTTTTCTACGACGCCGCCGGATATCAGCTTGCGGATTATCTCATGGCGGGAAAGAGCTATCATCATTTTCTTGGTCTGTTCAAGCTCTTCCGTGGAAATCAGAAGTTTTTTGCTGGCGGCCTGAGCCACCTGCCACTTCTTATTTATGCGGGACTTACCCAGTTCGTCGTTGACTTCGAAATGGTACTGGTAAAGCTCGGGCTGGAACAGCAGCATGTGATTCAGCTTGCCGAGGACCAGGTAATCCCCGAATTCTTCCGGCGCCTTCTTCGGGTTGAAAGCGGACTGCAGCCAGAAGCCCATGGGGTTGTAAGGGTCCCAGTTCTTTACCTGGCTCTTGCTGAGCGCGGCGATCTTGAAATACTGCTCGTCGTCCATTTCCATTATGTCTGCCATTGTTTTCTCCTTATACTCTCAGATTTAACGCGCCGGCTGGCTTTTTTCCAGCTTTCCCTTTACGCGCCCGGGAAGCTTGCGGGAACCGGGCGGTCGTGGTCGGCGCGGGGGCCTTTGCCCCTCGATCGGGCGGCCATAGCCTTTTGTGCCAGGGCTGGCCGCCTTTCTTTCTTTCAGCGCCTTTTATTTCGGCGCGCATACTTCACTACCTCCAAAACAGGGCCGGGGGCATTGGGGGTTTGGGTTAGGGGGCGCCCCCGGCTTGTTTTCCGCCTGAGCCGAAGCTGTACGGAAATTTTATCGCGGCAGGGATCGGATAACTTCCCTTCCTGCCGGCCAGACGTTTTTTTGCTACTAATTCCCGCGCTTTCGGTCTGGATACAGTCGCGGTGAAATTGGGGTGCAGGCCGATGTTAACCTCAGCTTTGGCGCATACTTACAGCCGTAGGTACATTACCGCCGTGTATGTCTCGCTCTTTGTACCGAGCCGCGTTTCCTTGCAACGCCGCTGCACCTTTATTGCGTTCGGAACCTGGAGGAAACACAAACGCAAATTTTCAAAGACCAAATTGGGCGCGCTTCTCGGCGTCCTGGCGGGAACGTGGTACTGATCCGAGAAGCGGCTTATAACGTTAGTTTTTGGAATCCCCGCCAGGAGATTGTTTTGCTACCTGTTCAGTTTACCAGTTCGCTTTTTATTTGTCAAGGGCCTTATTTCGTCAAAGATGATTATTGACGGGCTGTACCCTTGCACCTTGTCGCAACCTTTACGCTCGAACGTCGGGAGATTGCACTTTATGGCAAGATCTAATGCCTGGTATTGCCTCAGATATCGGACGTATTCTATCCGGGCCGCTTCTCTGAGTTCTATCATTTGCGTTATTACGCGCGCTTGCTGTTCGGGGTTCATATCTTAATCCTTTTCCCGTCGGCGTTTCGGTAGTCAGCGGGGAAAGAGTTGACCATATACTGAAAGTTCTCTATCCGCTGTTGCTGCTGCGCGATCGTGTCGCGCTGGCGCAGATTGTAAGAAAAGCTTACAACGAGCGCGGCGGCCATAAAAAGAAACATGGCCCATACGTACAATTCCGCGGCTATTTCTTCTCGGTGCATGGCTCCGCCTTTTTGAGTTCTTTCTTTAAGAGCTGCCGGACAAGCGCGCAGAAGCTTAGGCCCTTGCCGGCCGCGTGTTGCTGCGCCTGGTCGCGCATTTCCGGGGTCATGTACGTCATTACCATTATGTAACCTGAGTTTGTCTTTTTCATTGGTCAATTCTCCTTCAACATTATTTTGAGTATTGCGGCTATTGTCCCGGCGCGCTCGGATTCGTTCATGCGGTCTAAAAGACCCTGCAAGAAGGCGCGCTCTTCTTTGGTCGGCGCCTGGCCGCGGTACTGGCGCCCGAAGATCTGCGAAGCTATTTCTATTTCGTCGTTTGTCATGGCTTCCTTTTGGTGTAACCTGATATTGTTAACTCTATTCTTGCCGGCTCTTGCACCGTAAAAATAGGCCAAGGGGACGGGATATAGCCGGGATAAGGAGGGCGCATATCTGGAAGATCAAAACTCTTCCCCGGTTTTATCATCCGGGCAGATACTTCTAGCCCCTCTTCATAATTTTCTGTAATCCACTTTATAAGCTCTTCTTTTGACATATTGCCCCCTTACTGATTCATGTCCGGCAGCGATCCATCGGCGCCAATCGCGTTTATCCGGTTGCGGATCTCTTCATGCTCTTTTTTGAAGGTGATATGCAGCGTTCCCTTTTTGAAGTATTTGAGAATGAAGTACGGCGTTTCGATTTCATCCGAGTATTTGCGCTTATGCTCGGCCGCGGCGCGGATACCGTCCTGCAGCGCGCCCTTTATTGTACTGCCAAAGTCATCGGGCTTGCAATCCAGGACGCGAACAATTCGGTCCAGGTCATTTAAATAATCCTGGTGATAGCTGGTATTCCAATAACCGTACTTGTCATAGGTTACGCCGTAAGGCAGGATTATTTTCTCCGGGACCTTCCAGGACTTGTTAGTTTTCCAGCCCTCAGTATGGCAATGATTCCCGTCATGGTATCGGCGCAGCTCGTTAAAAAGCTTTTTCACGGCGCCTTTAAAAATCTCGTTGCGCTTGGTGAAAATGCTATGCACGAATCCGACAATGTTTTGTTTTGTGAAGCTAACGCCGCGGCTATCCGTCAATATCTGATTTACGAATTCCGCGCGGTCCTGAGAGTACAGCAGCTTTTCAACTTCGGTTTTGTCCAGGACAGTAAGCCAGGCCAGCGCGCGAACGCTTGAAACAAAATCCCCTTTTATCGTTTCCAGCTTGTGCCCTTCCCCGTACTTGCTGGCGATCGCCTGCATAGCGGCCGCGAAAACGTCATCAAGGCTTTTGATATCGTGAAAGCTGGCTGCACCGAATCGGGAATTTAAAATCTTCCAGCCCTTTTCTATGTTTTCCAGGCCTTTGAACACTTCGGAGATCCCGCGCTGGTAATCCTCTTCAGCCGCGCTTACAAAATCGGCCTTTATGAGCCCGAATTCCTGCATGTTGTCCGGCTCTATGCGGATTTCAGGGCCGCGCTTTAAATCCTCAGTCAGATTTATTCCGTCCTCTTCGTACTCGTTGCGCTTCATGTAAATTATGGCGCACTCAACCGCGGCTTTCCTTTCGGCCTCGTCGTCATTGAACGCGCGGCCGATATCCATTATTTCGCCGTTCTTCTCTATCAGGGTATTCAAGAGCTGGCGATCCGCGGAAAAGTCATTATCTAGGGCGGACCGGTTAATTATGGCTACCAGCTCGCCGCCTTGCTTTAAAAGGCCCCAGGCCTTCAATATATGCTTTGCACCGGCGTTAAAAGGCGGGTTCATCAGTACGGCGTCATAAATGCGCGGGAACTGCATAGCCAGGAAATCGGCCTGTATTGTGTCATGCCCGGCCGCGCGCAATACGGCTACATTGTCCGGGTCTATCTCGACGCATTTTACTTTGAATTGCTGGCCGCGGCGGTTGTATTGTATGCCTTTCAATAGATCCCCATGCCCGGCCGAAGGTTCCAGCAGCAAGCCGCCAGGTCCTTTAATGAGTCCCGCGGCGCGTTCAGCTATTCCCCAAGGCGTCGGATAAAATTGATTGTCTTTCATAATGTCCCCTTATGAGAAAAAGAAACAGATCAACACGTAATAGGCGGCAGCCCCAAGGACGGCCGCCGAGTAGCCCAGGACGCGCGCGAGGCGTTCACGGCGGCGCGTTGTCCTTGTGCTATGGTGAAACGGGGAAGGGAAACCGGCGTAATTCTTTTGCATGATGATTTTTCCTTTTACCGTTCAGTCCACCAGCCGTAAACGTCAACGGCGTAGATCGCTTGCCAGGCCGCGCAGTACAGCGCCGCGCCGATAGTCCAGCGGCAGCCATAAACCGGGCTTTTGTTCTTTCGTGCAGGGCAGGTTAAGCAAAGCATAATTATTTCCCCTGCGCTTTTCTAACAGCGGCGTCAATGCGGTCCGCCTCGTAATTGTAGCCGTGTTCGCGCAGAATTTCGGAAACGCTGTATTTGTCCTTCACGTCCAGCGCTTCCAAAAGGTCCAGGCCCGCGGAAAGTACCGCCGAATCCCTGTTGTCGTAAACAACGGCGATTGTTTCCCCGGTCTTTTCCGAGATAATCAGGCCTTGTTTACCGGAAGGGCTGTTTTTTGCATACCACGGCCCGGCGCTTGGCGGTATTACCGGCTTTTCCTGTACGGGCTCAGGCTCGGGCGCCGGCGCGTCCTGTACGGGCTCGGGCGCTTCTGCCGGGGCTTCCGGCTCTTCCTTGGGCGCCGGCGCGATCTGCGCGGGCTCTTCCGGCTTCACGGCCGCGGCCAGCTCGGCAATGCGCGCCGCCAGGGCGCCGCTTGCGTTCTCGGTGCGCAGCGGCATTATGACGTATTCGGCGCCGTTGCCATTGAAAAGGCCCGAGGGGGAAGTGTCGTTATTGAACCGCATTTGTACGCTGCCCGGCGCGGCGGCCAGGATATCCCGGACAAAGGCCGGGTTAAAGGACATTTTCAGAGCCTTTGCCTTGAAATGTCCGGCGCCCTCGATAAGCGGGAACGCGGCTATTTTCTCATTCTTAAAGTACAGCTCATAGCCGGCGGCCGTGAATAAGAACGTAACGCCCAAGGACCGGACCTTATTTATTCCGGGCAGGGAAGAGAGAACGGGCAGCAGCGCGGCGCCGTCCAGCGTTGCAATCGCGCCCCAGGTCTTAGGCAATATCTGTTTGTACGCGGGATAATTGTCTTCAACTAGCCGGCTTGCAATGGTAATTTTGGGCGTCGCAAAATATACCATATTGGAGTAAATGACCATTGTCCCGGCGGCGCTGGCCTTGGCCGCGCGGCGTATTGCGTCAGTCGGAATTATAACGCCGCTTTCGTCCTTCTTAGGCGTGAAGGTAAAAGGGAAGGGAAGGACGGCCAGGCGCCGGCCGTCCGTTGTCGCGGCCTCTTTTCCGTTGAAGAAAACGCCGTTTAAAAAATGCCGGTCATCTTCCGTAGACGCTGAGAAGCCCAGGGCGTTATAAAGTCCCTGCATGTCCCAGTAATCAACGCAGGCGCGCAGCGTGTCCGGCGTTTCCTTGCTGGCTTCCGGGATAATAGGGAAATCCTCGGCAGGATTGCACCGGATAGAAAAAGAGCCGCCGGACAGCTCAGCCCAGGAAACGGCCGCGGATCCGGCCGTGTATTTTATTTCTATGTCGCCTTTTTTGGGCGCGCCCTTGATAGCCGCGGCCAGGTCCGCCAGGTTCATGCAGAAGGCGCCGCCCTTGTATGCCTTGTTTTCGACGCCCTTTATTTTGCAGGTAACGGCCGTTTGTAGGTCCGTTGCTTTGAGCGTCAGGACGCCGGCCGCTATCTCGGCCGCGGCTGAATTTAATATCGGTATGCCGCGTTTGGCCTGTTTGAATTTGAGAGCGCCCAGGGCTTCCGCCAGGTCCGCCCGCTTTACCGTGATGACCGCCGCCGCCGTCGTCGCTTCCGTGTTCGTGTTTTCCATAATGTATTTACCTTTCCTTTTTTTCGTAGATTCCGATATCTTTAAAGCTTGCAAACCTGGCCCAGGCTTAAATATATTTCAGCCGGCCAATCGGCGCCATTGTAGCGGCAGATCTTGTAAACTTTCCAGCCGGTAGAATCCCTCCAGCCTTCTTTCAGGTAATAGCCGGCGCCCATGCTGTACTTTTCGCGGTGTTCGATCTTCTCTTCCGACATTTTGAAAGAGAATGTAACAACGCCGCAACCCTGGAATTCAATAGGCCCGGGCGCGGGCGCCGTCCGCATATACTCTTCAGCCGCGGCCAGGTTGTCGAAATCCTTTTTAATTTCATCGTGCCAATGAGAGGGCGAGCCCTTCCAAGCCAGGGCGGACCCACCATTAATTACGTCTTTATCGGCCACGGCATAAACCGTAAATTTACCCTTTCCCGGGCCTAAATGCGCAGTTTCAGGCAGCAGCGCCGCGGCCTTCCGCATTTCCGAAAACAGATCCCGCTTGTGTTTGCTGGCGGCCAGTACAATTATTTGCGTCGTTTCGTGGTGGAAATAATCGGTCTGAATGTCGCATTTATCCACGTCATGCGCGGCAATAATAAGCGCCTGAGCTTCCGCGGGTATCTTCTCGGCGGCGATCTTCCGGCCGCGCTCTATGGCTTCCGCGCGGGCCGCGGCCGCGGCGTCCGCCTTCTTTTGCGCCAGGTCCTTCAGGGCCGTGGCCTTCTCATAAAGAGCCAGGACGGCGGCCGGGGCCATTACTTCCGGCAGTATATAAACGGCTATCCGGTGATCTTTCTTTTCTGAAATGGGTTTAAGGCCCCAGGACTCAATGCGGGAAAATTCCGCATTTTCCACGTTTACGCAGTCATAATAAACAGCGCCGTCAAAATCGCTGGTATTCTTTTTGACTATGACCATTTTGTTATAGGCGTAACCTTCCCACTGGAGAAGAGTCCCCACCTGAAGATTGTTGTTTTCCGTCTGATCTATTTCTACCATCTTCCCGCCTTCCATCGTGTACATTTTGCTAGTGAATCCCATAATAGTACCGTCCTTTTGTGTTGTTCCCGCTATACCTATATTATAGCATACTAATATAACATGTCAAGGCCTATTGAAGGCCTAAGGGTATTAATTCTTCTAATAGCGATATAAGAAAAGCTAATACATAAAATGGGCTTCCGTCGTTTCTCCGACGTGAAATAATATTCCCTCATGCGTTCGCTATGCGTTCGCATATCTGACGCAATGCGCGCGCTATGCGTTCTCTTTCTTTTTTTCTTTTCTTCTGGATTAAATATCTTTTCCCCCCATATCGGAAAGGACACAAAACAGGCCAAAACAAAAGGCGCGTTTATAATTATATTGACTACGTGCGCGCGCGGAAATCGTTTGACAGAATCCAGGAATTTAAGGCAAAATTTACTCATGCTTTTTGAACCCACAAACCCGCGTCCGGTTGATTTCCTGCCGCGCCGCCAGACTGAGGCAAATTTACAGGCCGAATTTTACGCCCAAGCCAAAGCCCGCGGCCTGTCCGTGTTCCTCGAATATCCGAGCCGCTGGAATGAAAGCCCGGGCGCGCGTTTTGACGCCGTGATACATAAGGCGGGGAAGATCCGCGCCATTCTCGAAATAAAGCGCAGCGGCCAGCCCGAGAAGCGCCGCAAGTCATGGCCGAATAGCAGGCAGGGGAAAATATATCTTTCGTGGAATGTCCCCGTATTCTTAATCATTGAGCCCGGCGACTTTTTGAGCGTTTGGGATTGGGCCGCGCGCGCCGGCTTAATCGGACCAGTTGCCCCCGCGGGCGCCGCCGGGGGGATATAGGGGGGATAATAAAGCCCCTATTATAATCTATGAGTATCAAGAAAAAGAGAAGCCACAAGAGCAAGCCGCAGAAGATAGACAATTACGAACAAGCGATTTTTGACTACTTCCAGGGCCTGCCGCTTTGGATTTAGGCAGCGCGCCTCTTTCCTTCGTGCGCGTTTCCTCGCTCTTAATATAGATATCTGTACGCGCTCAGAAGGGCTAAGCCCAAGCGCCGCGGCCGTCGCCCCTGCCTCGCGCGCGCGTATTATGCCAGACAACGCAATAAACGCTTATATTACAAACGCTTTTTGACTTATCAACGCAACATATTAACATAATACATATTATCGCAAGTAGATTAAATAAAGCTATATATAATAAGCGCTTTTTGATATTCTCCCGCCCATGCTGCCTATGAGCCCATAGCGGCAGTATAGCAAAGCAAGGTTATCAACACGAACAGACACGCGCAGCAAGGCCTCCCGCTGCCCTTATAGGCGCGCTTCTTTGTGCGCGTCCGCATACATGACCAGCAGCGCAAAGACGCAGCCAGCGGGCAGGCAGGCGCCACGGCTCAGCCATTACGGGCAACAGTTTCCCCCCCTGAAAAAAGGGTCCCATGCGCGCACCCCCCGGTTTAGCCCTAAGCTAACGGGGAGCATGTTTCACGTGGAAATTTTAAAAATTTTTTTTCAAAAAAAAGGGTAAGCAATAAGATGATGATGTTGACAAGGCAGTTTCGGGAAGGTAGAATATCGGCATGAGCGCCGAAGAGCCTGTAAAACCGCTTCCTGAGCCTACCGATGACCTGGTGGTGGCAAAGAAGAAGTACAAAAAAATCCCGCGACTGATGGTAGACGAGATAACCGGTTCCGCGGTCGAGCTGACGAAGAAACAATGCACGTTTTTACGCCATGCGCCTGAAATGGGGACGGTAAAAGCGGCGGCCCATGCGAAGATCAGCTATGAGACGGCCGAATTCACGTTAAAACTGCCGGCGGTCCAGCAGTACATGAGGAAAATCCTCTGGCAGGCTGGCGTTACGGATGAAAAGATCGCGCAGCGGATAGCGGAAGGCCTGGACGCTACGACGCAGAAGGAATTTTGCACGAAAGACGGGGATATCATAACGGGCGAAGAGCGTCCTGACCATGAGCAGCGCGGCAAATTCATAGACCGGGCCTTGAAGCTTAAAGGCCTCGAAAAAACCCCCGCGGAGGCGCCTGGCGGCGCCCTGCCCCCGGGGATCTCGCTGGTTGGATTGACCGCCGACGACCTCCGGACGCTCATAGACGCCCTCCGGCAGCCGAAAGCCAATATCCACGAAGCCGACACGGAATGAGGATACAAGACCTCAAAAGCGAAGAGCGCGAGGCGTTGCTGCTGCAGGCCAGCGTCCAGCTTGCCCGGCACTACGCGGCGCTGGTAAAAACCGGCCGCAAAGAAAACCAGAAATACATTCTCGAATGGGGAAAGGTCCTATTCCCTGATAAATTTTTCCTGCCGTTCTGCCATGAAATGCACGACTATTTCTGCGAAGAGCGCGACACGGCGTTCACCGCGGACGAGGCCCCCCGGGGTCATGCAAAAACAACCATCAAGTGTTTTCTTATCCCCCTCTTTACGGCCCTGGAAGAGCCCTGGAAATACCAGCACTACCTGAACGTCCAAAGCACCGAGGACAAGGCGCTGTCTATAAATTCGTCCATCATGGTCGAGCTGGAAGAAAACCAGCTCTTGCGCGCCATGTACGGGGACCAGACCACGAAACAGAAATGGACGACCGGGCAATTCGTCCTGAAAAACGGCGTCGTCTTTTCCGCGATCGGCGCCGGCCAGTCCATCCGCGGTATCAACTACCGGCAGATCCGCCCGGACTATATCCTGGTGGACGACCTCTACAACGACGACGACATACACAACACCGATTCCACGATAAAGAAGAACAACTGGTTTTGGGGCGCTCTCTACCCGGCGCGCGCCAAGGGCAAGCGGAACTGTATCAAGATTCAGGGTACGGCGATCAACGAAGAGGACTTGATGAACAAGGCCAAGACCTCGAAGCGCATAAAGACGCGCACGTTCAAGGCCATTGTCTGTTGGGAGACGAAAGAAGTCCTCTGGAAAGAGCATAACACGTTCGAAGATCTGATGAACGACCGGGAGGACATGGGCTCCCTCATTTTCTTCCGCGAGTACCAGAACGACCGCCTGGACGACAGCACCAGCAAGATCAAGCGCTCCTGGCTGGCGGATTGGGAGTACGACCCGGATACGCTCTGTTTCGACCGGTTCAAGAGGCTGATATCGGTCATTGTCGGAAACGACCCGAGCATAGGCAAGAAACACGAAAACGACTTCTGCGCCTTCGCGGTTGTTATGAAATGGCAGCCGGCGGACGGGAACAAGGTCAATTACTACATTGATTTTATCACCCAGGACAAACTTTCTCTTGACGAGCGTATTAAAAAATTGCAGTATATCGTAGCGCAATATCAGGGAACGAAAAGAGTCCGGTGGGCTAAAATCGAGGGCATATCCGGATTCCAGGATTACGTTTCCGAGGTAAAAAGGCGTACCAATATCCCGGTCAAGGAAGTAAACTGGGTCGCGGACAAGATCTCGGTACTGGAAACAAAGAGCAAGTTTTTTGAATTCGGCCAAGTGAAACTGAACAAGAATATACCCCAGTCCATGAAAGACACTCTTGTTTACCAGCTTACCTGCAACCACCCAAACAAAGATGACCTGCGCGACGCATTATTCCTCTGTCTCGACGAGGAAAAGGATTGGAGGGATTGGGTATGAGCAATAAAAACCAGATAATCCAGAGCCTAAGAACGCAGCTTCTTAACGCTACCAAGACCAATCCGGCGCCGGCGAATCTCACTAATTCCCTCACTACCCTGGTACAGAGCGCGGTCATGCAGTCCCGCCTGGGCTCAATCAGCCCCATCATCGAGAACAACGTGTACTACCCGATCACGTTGAACTACACGATGTTGATGTACATGTACAAGACCCACGGCATTATCCAGACCGCAATAGATATGCCGGTCCTCGACGCTTTCCGCGGCGGCCTGGAATTTTCCAGCATGGAGCTTGATTCCAGCGATCTCGAAGATTTCTGCGACTGGCTGGAAGAGAGAGGCGTCCTGCAAACTTTCAGCAATTCCGTAATCTGGAAGCGCCTCTTCGGCGGCGGAGCCACAATCATAAACTCCGGGCAGGATCCCAAATCCCCCCTCGACATGAAGCGCCTGCGCCCGGACCTTCTCGAATTTTACGACGCCTGCCGGTGGGAGCTGATGGCTGAGAATCCGGCGAACCCCTCTATGGGGTCCCAGTCCATGCAAGCGCAGAGCTACAACGTCTACGGCGTCAGCATGGACAAGAGCCGCGTCCTCACCATGTCCGGCAAGCGCGCCCCGTTCCTTATCCGCAACCAGCTTTCCGGTTGGGGCATGTCCGAAGTCGAGCGCATGATAGCGGACTTCAACCTCTACTTGCAGACCAAGAACGTTCTCTACGAAATCCTGGACGAGGCCAAGCTGGACATTTACCGCCTGGACGGGTACTCCGCTGCGCTGGTAACAGCCGACGGAACCTCCCTGGTCAACGAGCGCATACAGCTCACGAACCAGCTTAAAAATTTCCAGAAGGCTCTTATCCTCGACAAGAACGACGAGTACGAGCAGAAACAGCTTTCCTTCTCCGGCCTGTCGGAGATTATGAAAGAGAACCGCATAGGCATAGCTTCGGCTCTGCGTATGCCTATCACCAAGCTTTTCGGCCTGAGCGCGTCCGGCTTCAACAGCGGCGAGGACGACATTGAGAACTATAACGCCATGGTCGAGTCCGAGGTCCGGGAGCCCGCGCGGCCGGAGCTGAATACCCTTATCAAGATCTGCGCGCGCGCTTTCTTCGGGGACGACTACAACCTGAAATACAAGTTTAAGCCGCTGCGCATGATGACCAGCACCGACGAGGAAAACATAAAGTCCTCCAAACAGAGCCGGGCGATAGAGCTGTACGACCGCGGCCTGCTGGACAGCCGCGAGGTAGGCGAAGTCCTCCACAAGGAAGATCTGATAGCCATAGAGACCAAGGCGCAGCGCGGGGAGCTGGAAGAACACCCTCTGGTTCCCGCCATGGGCGCCAGCGAGGGCGCGGAGGATGGCGCCGATGGCGAAACCGGAGCAAGCGCCTGGCAGAGATCCCCCAAAAGCGGAAATTTGCGCCGGAAACTGAAATCCGGCCGATACGAGTACAAGAAAAAAGGAGAATAACCAAATGGCGGACACGAAGAAAATCAGCATAGAGGTAAACGAGGGCGAGATCTTTATCATGGTCAAGCTGGACCCGAAGGGTCAGCTCGGCGTTCAGTCGAACGTCCCGAGCCAGATAACGCAGCTCGGCATGATCGGCATGGCCCAGGTCCTTATAGCCAAGCCCAAAGAGTCCAGCATAATCAAGGCCGCCGCTGGCATGTTCAGCAAACAGGGCTGAGGACTTGACAAAATAAAAAAAAAGTCCGATACTATCCCTGTGATAGGAACTTAAAAACATAACGCTGATGAAAACTCTGCCGCCACAAGTCCTGCTGAAAAAAGATTACATGCCTACGGCTGTACTCGTATTTCAGGCTTTCGAGAAACTTCTCTTTAAGCCGCTTCTGGACGTGGCGGCAGAGTATAATTCCCAGTTGAAAGACGTTCGCACGATCGGCTCGAAACTTTTTACCGAGCTGAAGAACGAAAGTGTTTCCCCCCTCATGGCCGCGCTGCGTACCGGTATCATCCAGTACAAGGACGGCATTTTCTCCGGGAAATTCTCCCGCGCTATTTCATCCGGTCTGCGCCATATCGGCGCGCGCTTCGACGAACGCACCGGGACCTATCGCTTGAAAGATAGCGAAGTGCCCGCCGGCATAAAGTCCGAGGCCACTATCTACCAGGTCAACGCGAAGTCCATACACGAAACTATCCTGAGGAAGCTCAACGAGATTCAGGACAACCTGGCTCCTACCATGGAGCTTTTCGATTTCGATTCCAGCTCAGCGATCGCCGCGGTAGAACAGGGCTTCGAAAAAAGCAAGAAGTCCCTGGCGATAATGCCGGAGCTTACCGAAGCTTCCCGGAATATCCTGAGGGAAGAGTATTCGGAGAACATGAAGCTTTCCATCCAGAAATTCACGGAAGAGACCATAAAGGACCTCCGAGAAAAGACGGAAGAGAACGCTACCGCCGGATACCGCTTCGACCGTCTGGCCGAGATAATTCAGGACCGCTACAAGGTTTCCGCTACCAAGGCCGAATTTCTGGCGAGGCAGGAAACGTCTCTCTTCATGTCGGAATTCAGAAAAAACAGATTTTCGGAAGCCGGGATAACGCGCTATATCTGGCGCACTTCCGGAAAGCCCACGGTCAGGCATGACCACAAAGCTTTGAACGGCCGCACCTTTTTCTATTCAGATCCCCCCATTGTGGACAAAGCTTCCGGACGGCGCAGAAACCCAGGGCAGGACTACGGCTGCCAATGTATAGACGAGCCGGTACTTGACCCGGTGGCGGTGGGAACCTAAAATGCCTGAAACCATAACCAATTTCGTCGGAGTCCTGAAAGACCCGGAAACCTTGGAGACTATTTCCAAGCGCTTCGGCGTCTCCATAGAATCCCTCATGTCGGAAATGGAGATCGGCTTGAAAGTCGAGAAAGAGCATACGACCGACGAAGCCACGGCCGGCGTTATCGTTCTCCATCACCTTGCCGAGAATCCGGCCTACTACTCCAAGGAAGAATTCAAGAACGAGGGCGAGAACGCCTGGCCGAAATCTTATAAGGCGCGCCACCTGGAACCGGGCCTGGTCCATTATTCGGACATAGGCGAAAAGGATCCTGTAACCGGGAAGCCCAAGGGTATGACCCTGCTGCTGACGAAAGAAGCCATTGACAAAATGCGCGCCAGCTTCAAGGGAAAGCCCGTCGTAAACTGGTATCACAAGAGCGTGAAACCGGAAGATTTTAAGAAGGGCAATTCCGACGGCATTATAACCGGCGCCTATCACAACCCCGAGGACGGGTGGGACTGGGTTGAATTCCTGGTATGGGACACCGCTACCAAGGAAAACTGCGACAAAGGATTTCGCCTTTCCTGCGCCTATGTCCCGACGGAAGTTGCAATTCAGCCCGGAACATGGCATAATATTCCGTATGACGGGGAGATCATAAGCGGCGTGTATACCCACATGGCGATTGTGGACAATCCCCGATACGAACGCTCGATGATAATGGAAAACTCGGTGGGAGGAAAAATGAAAGGACTCTGGCTGAAACTCAAAAACGCAGTTACCGGCAAAACCGAGCCGAAGGAGCTGGACAACAAGCTCGAAGTGGAAATGGAGGGGAAAAAGATTTCTCTCGAGACCCTGGTCAATTCTTTCAAGGCTGAGAAGGCTGCGAAAGAAAAGCTGGATCTCGAGAACTCCGTCAAGGCAATGGGGGACGACTCCATCATCACCATAGACGGGGAAGAGGTTTCCGTTAAGGACCTCAAAGCGGCTCACAAGGCGGTTTCCGAGCGCAAGAACGCCGAGGACGAGGCCGCCGAAAAGGCCAAGAAGGAAAAGGACGAGGCCGAGCGCAAGAACGCCGAAGAAGCGGCTATGAAAGAAAAAGCTGAGGCTGAAAAGAAGAACGCGGCTGAAAAGGCTGCTGCTGACAAGGCCGAGGCTGACAAGAAAGCCGAAGAGGAAAAGCGCAACGCCGAAGAAAAGAACTTCAAGGACCTTAAGAACGCCCACGAAAAGGGCGGCACCGTGGTTAAGCTTCCGGACTACGATTCCGCGAACGACAAGCTGGCCCGCGGCAAGAGCAAGTACGGCGAAATAACCGCCGAGAAAAAGTAACCAAGGAGAAAACACAATGCCTACCGTTCCCTCTCAGAATACCAATCTTTTCCGTCAGACGCCCGTCCGGGGCTCCCGCGATCTCGGGATAGTCTCCGGTTCCGGCTGCCTCGCCATGCAGATCAGCCCCAACGAGTCCGGCACCCTGTACGCCGGCTACCGCGTGAAGCTGGACCCGGCCATCACCGCGCCCATGCCGTTCCCGCAGGTGGTCGCCGCGGCTGACAACGAGGCCGCCTTCGCCACCATCGGCTACACCGTGAAACAGTCCACCTTCGTGAAGGGCGACGTTATCGAGGCCCTGACCTCGGTCGGTCCTATCGTCTACCAGGTGGCCGCTGCCACGATCGCCCCCGGCGCCAAAGTGGAAATGGCTTCCGGCTTCGTCCAGACCAAGGCCGCGGGCTCGACCTACGGTATCGCGCTGGACCCGGCCGTTCTCAACGGCTTCGTCCGCGTGGCTACTCTCATGCCGCTGCAGGCGTGATCTCAGACATAGACAAGGAGAACTGAAAAATCATGGACAACCCCAACAAGATACCCTGGCAGCCCGGCATGACGCTGGAGAACGCCAATGGCGCCGTAGCCGATACCTCTCTCGGCTACCAGTACGCAATCCAGACCACGACCCTGATCCGGGCCAAGGTCATCGAGCAGAAGTTCTACAAGATCCCCTTCGCGGAATACGTCCCGGTCGAAGTCGGCACCGGCGCTTTCCTGGAAGAGATCAAGACGAACCTGACCTACGACTCGGCGGGCTCGTTCGAGTCCGGCATACAGGGAACTTCGTCCGGTCCTACGCAGGTCGCGCAGGTTACGGTCGGCACTTCGCCCAAGACCGCGACCATCGTTACCTGGGCCAAGGGCTACCAGTACAACCTGGTCGAGCTGAAGAAGGCCCTGGCTTCGAACAACTGGGACGTGGTTTCCAGCAAGATGAAGGCCCTGAAGCGCAACTGGGACCTCGGTCTGCAGGAGACCTGTTTCCTGGGTCTGAAATCCAACAGCAACGTGCCCGGCCTGTTGTCGAACTCGGAGGTTACGGTGGATACTACCACGATCACCGGGTATATCAGCGCCCTGAACTACACGGACTTCGCTACGTTCGTGAAGAACCTCATGGCCGCGTACTTCGCCAACAGCAACAGCACCGAGCTTCCGGATACGTTCGCTATCCCGCAGATAGACTACCTCGGCCTGGAAGTCCCGGTGTCGCCGCAGTTCCCCATGGTGTCCATGCTGGACTACCTGGAAAAGGCGTTCAAGCGCGCTACGCAGAATCCTAACTTCAAGATCATCGGTGTCGCGTACTGCGACCAGGTGAATAACGCCGGTTACTGGGCCGCCAACGGCTCGAACCGGTACGTGCTGTACCGCCGCGACCCGGAAACCCTGAAAATGGATATCCCGGTGGACTTCATCCTGAACCCCGCCGCGACCGCCGACAACTACAACTGGAACGGCGTGGGCCTGGGCCAGTTCAGCGGCACCATCATCTACCGCGTCCCGGAAGTGATGTACTTCAACTGGGCGGCCTGAGCCGCCCTGACGCCCCGGGGGCTGCCTTAACAGGCGCTCCCGGGGTACTCGGTTTAGCAGGAGGATACAATGGCTGAAACTAAGAATACCGTTTTCCTGAACCACACCAAGAACCCGATGATCGTCAAGGATTTCGAGGGCAAGGTGGTCCGCGTCGCTATCGGGGATTCCGTCGAAGTCGGCCCGAAAGAGGCGGAACAGCTCCGCAAGGTCGCCGGCTTCGTGGACGCTTCCAAATACGTGAAGCCTTCCTCGGAAATGGAAGCGCTGCGCAAAGAAGTTCTCGAACTCCGCAAAGAGAACGCGGCTCTGAAAGAAGAGAACGCCAAGCTGAAGAAGAAGTAAACCATGGCTACGGCCCCTGTCAGCGTCGCGGACTTCAAAACCAAATTCGCAAGGAACTTTCCTTTCGGATCTGGTCTCGATTCTGTCCGCGACGTTGACATTCAGGGGGCTTTCGACGAAGCGCTGCTGGTCTACAACCCTACTCTTTTCGACACGGATTCCGGGAAACAGGCTTTCCTGTATGCCTCGGCTCATTTCGTGGCGGTCAATATTCAGACCTCTGGCGGCCTTACCACCGTTCAGACAGACAAGGGAATAAACAACCGTTCGAACGGGGTTGTGAACAGCAAGACCGTGGGCCAGGTTTCCGTCAGCTACGAGCCGCCTCCTGAGCGCGTCAAACGCATAGCTGCGCTGCTGCCCTTTTGGGAGACGGAATATGGGAAGAGGTATCTGACCTTCCTTATGCCTAAGCTGGCGGGCAACGTGGGCGTAGTAAGCGGCCCTGTGGATACCCTTACCGGTCAGTTTGCGGTGCCTGACGCTGGACCTTGATATGGCGATCAACAAACTGCGCTATAACATGGACGGCCTCGAAAAGATACAGAAAACTCTTGAAGAGGCAAAAAAGTTCCGGGCGCAGGTCGGGATCTTCGGCAACGAAAATCAGCGTGATTCCGGCAGCAGTTCTCTCACAAACGCGGAAATAGCGGCCAGACACGAATTTGGCTTCACGATAGAAGATGGGCCGTTCAAAGGTATTCGGGTTGTTCCGCGGTCAATTCTTCGTATGCCGATCGGGACGCATATCAAGGATATTCAGGCCTTAATAAAAAACGACGTAATGCCGCTTCTGGCGGCCGGAAAGATCCCGGAACTTTTCAAGCGCTTGGGGATAGCCTGCGAAAAAATAATTGACCAGGCTTTTCAGACAAGCGGATGGGGATTCTGGAAGCCTAATACCCCTGTAACGGTAATGTTGAAAGGGTCAGATAAGCCCCTGATAGACTCTACTCAGTTAAGGCACTCGATAACTTCGAGGGTGGATAAAAAATAATGTTCCCCGACATGTCCGACGTGCTTTCCGGCTTTTCAGAAACAATCCAATTTGCGGTTGTCAGCAAGTCTATTGTTGACTACGAGCTTTCAGAAACGAAGGTCAGCATAGCGTATTCTACCGGAGTACGTCAGCCTCTTCCGCCTCAGAAATTGAGGATAAAGCCCGAAGGTCAAAGGACCTGGCGCTGGTGGGCTATGTGGAGTACAAAGCAGTTGAAGCTCGACGACATTATCAAGGACAACTGCAACAGGGAATATCGCGTGATGGAAGTTTCCGACTGGCGAGAAGCCGGTCATTTCGTATACGAGATCGCTGAACAGGCGGTGCCCGTATGACCTTTACTCCGAGAGAACCAATCAAGGTCATTGCTGACATTCTGGCGCATGAACTCCCTCTGGCTTCCGGGTACATTACGCTCAACGATGAAAAGTGGAATATCCCGAAAGACAACAGTCTTTTTATTGCTCTTTCCTACGTAGGCCCGAATAAGGTAATATCTAACGTGAACAGGCCGGACATGGCAGCGACGCCTCCCCAAGAAGTTCAGGAGGTAACTGCGCTGGACATGGTGCAGATAGATTTTATGAGCTATGACGGCTCAGCTAGATCTCGAAAGCATGAGATAGCAATGGCGCTGGCGTCATACTACTCTCAGCAGTTGCAGGAGCAGTACCAATGCCAGATCGCACGTATGCCGTCTCCGCCTGTTGATACGTCGAGCTTAGAAGCGACCGGCATGTTAAAGAGGTTCACGACAACGATTTCAGTAACCGCGCTTTACAGGAAAACGAAAGACGTACCGTACTATGAAACTTTCGCGGTTCCTGAGGTAGTACCTAACGAGTAAGGAGAATTAAAATGGCTGACGCCCCTGTTCTTGATCTGACCAACGTAATTTCGGTTTCCGTGTTACCCACGGCCACCGCGCTCGGTGTTCCCAACGTCAACACGGCCGCGCTCTTTACCCAGGAAGCGCCGTCAGGGTGGGCGGTGGACCAGGCTTACGCCATTTACAAGAACCCGTCCTCGGTCGCCACCGACTTCGGCCTGAATTCCAGCGCCTACGCGATCGCCGCGGCTTTCTTCGCGCAGACACCGAACCCTCTGACCACAAGCGGGTATCTGGTCATCATCCCGCGTCTCACGGCCCCGTCCCTCGAGACCGTCCAGGCGGCCATACTCCGCATGAAAGACGTGGTTTACTTCTTCGGCGTCCTCATGGACGAAGAGCTGGCTGGCAGCGCGCCGGCGGATTTCGCTGCGCTCTCCACCTACATAAAGACTCTGAAAAAGATGTTGTTCTACTGCTCGTCCAACGTGGCGGACCTGCAGCCGAATTCGGCTCTGGACCTGATACGCCAGGCCAGCGAAACCTATACCCGCTGCCTGTACCACGGAAACCCGCTGCTTAACGGCGCCAGCGTCCAGCAGACGCAGATCTTCGCCGCGGCCTTCGCCGGCCGCGCGCTGTCCACCGACTTCTCCGGCAGCCTTACCGCGGCTACCATGCACCTGAAACAGCTCTCCGGCATAACCCCGGACGTTACGGTAGGCCAGACGCAGCTTAACCTGGCGCAGACGGCCGGCGTGGACGTTTACGTAAGCATTGCCGGCGTCCCGGAGCTGTTCACCAGCGGCGCGAACGACTACTTCGACAACGTGTACAACCTCCTGTGGTTCTCCTTCGCCCTGCAGACGGCCGGTTTCAATTACCTGGCCGGGACCAACACGAAGATCCCGCAGACCGAAGAGGGCATGACGGGCCTGAAAGACGCTTACAGGAAGATCTGCGAACAGGCCAAGTCCTCCGGGGTCCTGGCTAGAGGGTCTTGGACCGCGCCTGACCGCTTCGGAGACCCCGAATCCCTGCTGAGAAACGTGGCCGATATCGGCTACTATGTGTACTCTCAGCCCATCACGCAGCAGGTCCCCGCGGACCGTGAAGCCCGCAAGGCTCCGGTTGTGCAGATCGCCGCGAAGCTGGCCGGCGCGGTCCATTCCAGCAACGTGATAGTGAACGTCAACAAGTAAAGACAGGAGAAAAAATATGCCCTCAGTTTCTTTGACCGGTAAAGACGTAATCGTTATAGACGGCCGCGTTTTCCACGACGTTGCCGACGGGGACTTTGCTATGCTGGAATTCGACAACGACATAGCCAGCATAAAAGTCTCGAAAGACGGGAATTCCATCTTCGCCCTTAACGAGACCGGGAACGTGGTCAAGGCGACCCTGCGCGTTCTTCTCGGGTCGGCTGACGACGTAGTTCTGAACAGCCGTCTGCAGCAGCTCAAAAACGACTTCTCCGGCTTTACCCTGCTGGTAGGCTCGTTCACTAAGCGCGTGGGCGACGGTGCCGGCAACGTAAAGAACGTGGTCTACAACCTCGCCAACGGCATTTTCAAGAAGAACGTCAACGTGAAGAGCAACGCCGAAGGCGACACGGAACAGAGCGTGGCGGTCTACGAAATCCTGTTCCGCAACCAGAACCGCGCTATCCAGTAAACGACATGGCCGAAAATAACGAGTTTAAACTGGATTCGGGCGCCTCGTTGCTGGTTACGATGGCGTCCTTCGAGGACAGCAAGGATCTTCACGACAGCGTGATAAAGACCTTGCTGAGAGCCGGGATAAAAGAGCCGAATCTGAACGATATGGACCTGGCGCCTTTTATCCTCGCGGCCGGGTCAGATAAAGACGTGGAGCGCTGCCTGTTCAAATGCGCTGAGCGCGCAGTATACCGACATGACGGCAGCGAGGCTTCTTCGGTAAAGGTTTCCAAGGCTCTGTTCGATATCCCCATTATCGGAGAGAAAGCGCGTAAAGACTATTACGCCATGTTCTTTAAGGTAGCGGAGGTCAACTTACAGCCTTTTATGCAGGCCCTCTCTTCCGTGTTAAGGGCGTCCCCCGCGAGAAAAACCGCGTCCCCGGAACAGAAATAAGGGCCTCAGAAAAAATGATGATAGCCCTGCGCTTAGCCAAGGCGGGGTATGCAGGAGGGGACCCGGAGCGCGTATTGAAAATGCGGGCCGATATGGTCATATCCGCAATTCAGTACGAGGCGTTTATAAACGAATATGAACGTGCTTATATAGAGCTGAACCGCGAGGACAACGAATGAAAGTCGGGGAATTTTTCGTAGACATGGGGATTAACGCCAGCCCTGGCGCGACGACCCTAAAAGACTTCCTCGGCACGATGGGGAAAATGAGAATGTCTACCCTGGCGACCATAGGGGCGCTCGGGACCATCGGCGGGTACATAATGGGGACCGTGGACCAAGCCTCCAATGCCGCGGTAGCTTTCCAGAAATTCAGCAACAGAACAGGGCTCTCAGCCCAGGAATTACAGCGCTGGCAGATCGTAGCGAAACAGGCTAACGTGTCGGCCGACGCCGTAGCTGGTTCCGTTATGAATTTACAGAGCCGGCTGGCTAACGTCCGACTTACCGGCCAAGGCATAAAGCCTTTTCAGATCCTTGGGATATCTCCCCTGGGTAATGCTTTCGACATTCTGACGAAGCTCAGGGCAAGGATGGGAGAGGTCAGCCCGGACGTGTTTACGAATCTTATTCAGGAAATGGGCCTTGATCCGTCCATGGTCAACGTCCTGAAGCTCAGCGACAAAGAATTTGCCAACTTCGTTGACACCGCGCGCGGTATGACTCCGGAGGTCGAAAGCAATATCCTGAAGATGACGGAAGCTTTTAACCAGCTTTGGCTTAAAATAAAGGACATAAACTACGAGATAGCGAACATGGCCTCAGGTCCCATAACGTCTATCCTGGGCGCGATCGTCAAAGAACTTGGGAACAAGAATTATACTCCTACCGAAAGATTCTTCCAGGCAGGGACCAAAGCTGTTGACGAACTTTTCGGGACCAGCATGACTCCTTTTCTGAAACAGGTAAATGCCGGATGGAACAGGCAGCAGGAAACCAAGAGGCTTTACAGTATCCGGGTCGCGGCCGCCGTGAACGAAAAAGATGTTCCTTCGTTCAAGGATTTCGTTCGGGATCTGGAAAAGACTCTCAACGAAACCGAGGCGCAAATGCCGCCCGGAGAAACCCTGGCGCCCGGGGTAGGACGAACAGGATACAGGATAAGCAATTAAAATGGCTTTCAATACTCTGTTGCCTCAAGGCTCAATGCCGCCAAGCCCTTTAAAGGTAGGGGAATTCGGTAATTATCTTGCCAGCCAGGAATCGGGGCTTATAGGCGATCGGATGGCGATAGGGACCTTCGTCTTTGATTACGCCGGCGAAGTGTCCTCTGAGCTTCACGCGGATATCACGGACCATTATACCGAGGACAATACCGTAGTCCAGGACCATATTGCTCTTAACCCTATCCGGGTTATCATGCGCGGCCTTATTGGCGAACTGGTAGCCGGACCTGTCGCCGGAGGCATTACGGGGCTACTGGGAGGCCTGCAGGACAGCCTGACGACTGTTAACGCATACATTGGGGGAAAGACGCCCCAGGCCGTATCTAAGGCCAGCAAGGCTATTACCCAGGTTCAGAAAGTTACTACGCAGATCAGCAGCGCCGTATCAAAGGGTAAGAGCCTGATTGATTTCGTAAATTTCGGGTCTCTTTCTACGGTGAATCAGTCTACGGCTTACCGCCGGCTGGAAGCCATGTGGGAGAACAGGACTCCTTTCAAGATAACGACCCCCTTCAAGATCTATCAGAACATGGTCATAGAATCGTTAAAGGCTGTCCAGAGCGAGGACACAAAATACGTAAGCGAATTCACGGTTACGCTAAAACAGATCCGTTTTGCGACCGTTACCGTTTCCAATGTCCCGAACGGGTCCGCGCGCAGGAATCAGCAGATATCCCCTTTGCGGAATCAGGGGCTTTCTTCCGGAGACAAGACCGAGATTGACAAGATAACGGATTTCACGAACGTTTATCGGGGTCCTTTCCGATGATCAAGATAACGAACATTTCTTCCGACGCTCACCAGAAAACTACGGTTTTGCTGGCGGACAATACTTCCTTGGTCATAACGCTGGACTTTCTGCCAGCTACGCAGCGGTGGGTTGTCGGTCTTTCCCGGGATACCTTCTCAGTAAAGTCTATACCTCTTTGCGTCCATCCGAATCTTTTACGATCTTATCGCCAGGTAATCCCTTTCGGTCTTTCCTGCGTGGCTTCCGACGGAGTAGACCCTTTCGATATCAACGATTTTGATAATGGGCGCATAGAGCTTTATGTCCTTGACAACACGAACGGGGAAAGCAACGTGGTGGACATTGAGACTCAGATGTACGATATATGACGGCGACTACGGCCAAATTCCAACGGGACTACCTCTTGTCCGTCCAGGGGAACGTAGACAAGACCCAGTATTATTCCATGCGGCCGCCGTTGACTCTTGAATTCGATATTGTCCGAAACACGTTCGCTTCTGCCAACACCGGCAGGTTCAGGATTTACAACCTAGCGGAAAGCACCCGCAGAAATCTTTTTCATGTCCGTTACGACATTGACGAAAAGAATTACCAGCGCGTTCAGCTCTTCGCTGGTTACAAGACCAATAAGCAGCTACCTCTGGTATTCCTGGGGAACGTCTTTACGGCCGGGACGCATAGAGCAGGTCCAGACTGGATAACGGATATCGAGGCTTTCGACGGCGGAGTAGGTATGCTCACCGGTCAGATCTCCCTGACCAAACCGGCCGGATGGACCGCGCAGGAAGTTTTAAAGACTCTGGTCGGCGCAATGCCTTATACGCAATTCGGCGCCGTGGGAGATATCACGTCCACCAACACTCGCGGGATCTCCATGGCCGGGAACGCTTGGGATATATACAAGCGCATTGTGGGAGACGGTATCGCTTTTGTGGACATGCAGAACGTCTACGGGCTGAAAGAAAACGAATATCTGGTAAAGCCCGGGCAGATAGAACTTATCCTCGGCCCGAACAACATTATAGGGACGCCGCGCAGGGTCGGAGCGATCGTTGAAGTAGACATGATTTTTGAGCCCTCTGTTTTTATCGGCCAGGCCGTAACCATCAACAGCCTTGAAACCGTTTATAATGGGACGTACCAGCTTCGCGGTATTCACCATAGAGGCAATATCAGCGAAGCCGTAGGCGGAGACGCTTTAACAACGCTTAGTCTTTGGGTAGGGACCGAAACTTTAAGGGCGGTACAAACCAAATGAGCGTCAACGGATTAAACGTAACTGACCCGTCGTTGAAAAACCTTTTCGACAATTCCAAGACGGATATTTTCCAGACCTTCAACTGCGTCAAGATCGGGACAATAGTTTCGTTCGACTCCACGAAGAGAACGGCTGAGGTCCAGATATCTTTTAAGCGATCGTTGACCCTACCAATAAAGGATGAACTCGGCCGCGAACAGTTTATAGTTTCATATCCGCTGCTGGTAGACTGCCCGGTAGTTACGCTGCAGGGCGGCGGCGGAGCCGTAGCCTTTCCGATTTCCGCGGGAGACGAATGTCTGATATTCTTCTCGGATTCGAACATAGACGCATGGTTTGACAACGGGGGAGAAGCTTTGCCCCTGGACGGCCGTCGCCATGACCTGAGCGACGGAATAGCCTTGGTCGGTCTCAATTCTCTGGCGAACACTCTTTCCGTGGCGCTGGCTACTGACGAAACTGGCATTGCCGACGCCACCGCCAAGGTCTCGATAAAGAACGGGAAAGTGAATATCAGCAACGACACGCAGAGCTTACTTACAGCGCTGGACACTTTTCTGACGGGGCTTAATCCCACGAATCTGGCCGCGCAGGCAGCGGCCTTGAAAAACAGTATAGATTTGCTATTCTATTAACATGAAATTCCGGGCATTAACTTCAACAGGGGACTGGACTTTCGGAAGCGGAAAGGCCAATTACGCTACCGACGAGCGTGCCATTGAATTGAATATTGCTACCCGGATTCGCTCATGGAAGAACGATTGCTTTTTTGATTTCGACGCGGGGATTGACTGGGTTTCCAGGCTTGATAAAGGGCAGCAGGACAATCTGATAAATGACCTTAAAATCCTGCTGATTAAATCCTATGGCGTGGTCAAAGTCAACTCGGTAATAGTATCCGCAAATACCCTTACCAGGGCGCTGACAATAACGTATAATGTGGATACGATTTTCAGCGAATCTTTCACCCGGCAGGTGGCGATAGCGGCCGGAGCCGTGGGGAGCTAAAAGTATGCCGAATACCCTTGATTCAACCGGACTCACAATAAAGACCCTTGCCGAGGTTACGGCAGATCTGACAACCGCCATGCAGAATATCTACGGGGCGGATATCAACGTGGAAAGCAATTCCCCCGACGGACAGATGATAAACATTTTCGCCCAGGCGGTCATAGACAATCTGGAAGTCTTGGTGGACGTTTACAATGCCATGGACCCGGAACTTTCTTCCGGCGTGAATCTGAACAAGGTTCTGGCGCTCAATGGCCTTACCAGAAACCCGGCTACGTTCACGACTACTCCGGTATCCATCACCACGAACAGGGCTCTGACGCTTATCGGTCTGGACACTTTGCTCACCAATCCGAACGCTCAGGTATTCTCGGTCCAGGACGCAAACAAAAACGTGTTCCAGCTCGTAACTACGTATGCGTTCGGTGCCGCGGGAACGGCCAGTCTTACCTTCCAGGCGGTTACTCCCGGAGCGATCGAGGTCCTTCCCAACACCATCACGCAGCAGGCTACTCCAATCCTCGGGGTTACAGTAGTCAACAATCCTTCCGTTTCCACAACCGTTGTCGGTGTTGACGAAGAGACCGACGTTGCTTTCAAAATTCGCCGGGCCAAGATGTTCCTTCTGCCGTCCACCGGACCCGCGGACGCTGTTCAGGCGGCCTTGCTGGCGCCTTATTCGCTCTTGGGCGTAACCTATCAGGCCGCGGACGCCATGGTGGTAGAGAACGATACCAGCGGCACCGTGAACGGTGTCCCGGCGCGCTCTATCTACTGCATAGTCAGATACAACGGCAGCGCCAGCCATAGATTCCAGATCCCCCGGCAGATAGTCTCCAAGAAAATACCGGGGTGCGGGTTATATGGCGCAGAATCCGAGACCATCATGCGCAACAACGGACTTCCGTTCGTAGGCAAATGGGACTGGGCGGTTGCTCAGCCTCTTTACATGACTTTCGGATTGACGCCCAAAACTCCCGGCATTACTTTTGACAATGCCGTAGTGGCGGCCGAGCTGGCGGCCGCGCTCGAATACTTCTTGGGGCAGACGGCTACCATAGGCGAAATCGTAGTAGCCATGAACACCCTGTTCCCGAACGCGATAGTTACGGGCGCGGGAGTTTCGGCCTCGGCCGGCAGCTACACCGACACCGTAGCTCCGAGCGCGCTTAAAAACTACTGGACCGTGGACGCCGCCAACATAGCCATAACCTAAAATATGACCGCTGCTGAACTTGTCGCGTACTACAATAACCTTCTGCCTATTCAGTACAAGGGGCAGCCGCGCGCGCTTGCAACCATGGCCGCGCTTGTTAAAGAGGTCATAGGCGACACCATCACCGTATTCCCGGACGTGCGCGACATTTGGGACCTGGAAAAGGCCACCGGAAAGCAGCTTGATCTGATAGGGAATATATACGGCGTGAAGCGATATCTCTATGGCGCGGACACTACGAAAGATTATTTCGGTATGCCGCAACTGTCCATAGGAACCCCGGACAATCCTGACGACTTTTTTGGCTTTATGCCGATCGCGGATATCCCCGTAGGCGGCCTGCCGATAACCGCCTGGTACTGGCATACGTACCCGGACCTGTATACTTTTATCGGGGAACTGGACGACAACACTTTCAGGCGGCTTCTGAAATATCTTATACTGTTGAGGTCATCGAGCTGCAGCATTGCGGATATAGACTGGCTGTTCAATCCGTTCGATTACAAGCTGGCTCCTGACGGGACGTACAAAAACGTGAATCAATGGTTTGCGCCTTCGATAGACATTTGGGGCTCGGTCTATGCTCCGATCTACGTTACGGACAATGGAAACATGACCATCACGTACACGATAGCGGCGAATCAGTCCGGTCCTGGTCTCGATAACGTCATGCTCATTTCCGCGATAAAGACTCTCAACGCTTTTCCGAAACCGGCCGGCGTTGAACTTATAATAGTGGGGTAAAAACTATGGCTCAGCTCTCTCGCGTTTTTCACAAGATCTTCGGCGCCGGCGGCACCAGCGACAATTTCGGAAAATTCGGTTCCGCGGCCGCGGGCAGCGCGATCACGACAAAGGACCTAGCTACCATCATGGCCCTTACGGCCTGGGACAACGGCTGGCAGGACGCGGTGGTAGGCGCCAACAAAGCTCCGGTTCTGGAAGAAATGAACGCTCACATGTTCGTTCATTCTACGCAGATGGGCTATCTTTTCCAGTCCGGTATCCCGGAGTACGACGCTTCCACCACGTATTACATCGGATCCGTTGTTCGCGTCGGGGAATACTGGTATCGCTCTCTGACGGACAACAACATCGGGAATACGCCTCCGCCGGCTGCCAGCGACGCCAACTGGATATGGGAGAATCAGAAATCTGCGCTGCCTGGCGACATTATCCCTTGGTCTGGCTTGGACGTGCGCCCTGGCTGCTTATGGGCTGACGGTGGCGCCTATTCTCGGACCACGTATGCCGCCCTCTTCGCTGCTCTGAACAAGATCACGAACGGGACTCTTACCAACGGCTCCCCCGTTGTCTCAGCCATAGGGTCCACCGCGCGCCTTGGCCCGGGCATGTTCGTTGAGGGCTCCAACATACCGTCCGGCGCCAAGATCCTGACCGTGGACGGTCCGACTCAGATTACCCTCGACAAGAACGCTACGGCGTCAATAACGACTCCGATAACCATTTCCCCTTTCGGACTGGGAGACGGAGCAACTACGTTCAACGTCCCTGACTGGCGCGGCCGCGTCCCTGTCGGCATAGACAACATGGGCGGCAGCTCTGCTAATCGCGTTACGAACGCGCAGGCGGATATCCTGGGCGGCGCTGCTGGCGTTGAATCCGTAACTCTGACCGCTGCGCAAAGCGGACTTCCGGCGCATACTCATACTTACGGCGCTGTCGGTTCTTTCGGCGCGCGCGGTCTTTCGAACAATGCCGAGGGCTTGGCGAACAGCACCGGAAATACCAGCTCTACGGGAGGCACCGCGGCTTCTCAGGCGCATGACAACATGCCCCCTTACATTTCGACAAATTATGTGGTAAAATACTGACAACGGTAGCTGAAAAAATGAGGCTTAAAAACGCGATAGTCAAGGGGATAAAGTGATGAAAAAAATACTGCTGGCGTTCTGTTTCGCCATGGCGGCGTTCTCCGTAAAAGAGGCGTCCGCTTACTCTGCTTATCTGGTGAACGACCCGAAGATAAGCGTTGACAGCTCTTACGTTCTGAACGTGAAATCCAACAACCTGACCTACGCAACCGCTGTCGCGGAATACGACGACGGGACCCCGGCCTCTAAAACGTTCACCGACGGCCAGATTTCCACCGGCAATATCACGGTGGCAGATCTCGCCGCGCTTACCACGGCTTACGCCAGCAACACCATCACGGTTCTTTCTACCTCGAATCTGGCGAACGCGCAGATCGCTCTGCCTGGCTACACGTTCAAACAGACGATAGACTGGCGCGTAGGCGCCAGCACCAGCGCGACCGCTGCCTCTATCGCTACGGCTCTGGCTAAGATCCCCTGGCTGACCGTTACGAGGGACTACGCGGTTATTACCATTACCGCCAAGGTCCCGGGCGCTTATTACAACACCATCCCCGTTTCCAGCAATCACGCCAACATTACCGTTGCGACCCCTTACATGGCCGGGGGGCAGGATAACGCGGTCCTGACCATAAACGGTATTCCGCTTCGGAGCAATCTGGACTGGTACGTAGGTGCCACCAGCGCGACCGCTGCGACCTCAATAGCCGCGGCTATAAACGCGAACACGACTCTGGCGGCGCTTATGACCGCTACCGCGAATAGCCCGTCTGCCGGCATAGTTGCTCTCGTTTCGGACGCGACCGGCGGCAGCAAGAACTTCTCTCTGTATTCTTCGGCTCCTGACGACCTGGTTCTTTCCGGGTCTGCTATGACCGGCGGCGCTGACTCTGCGTACTCCATAGGGTCCGGAAATATCAGAATCCCCTCTCATGGCTTCAACCTCGCCCTGCCGGTCCTTTACACCGAGGATACCGAGGCTATCCTGCCTCTGGTGGACCAGACCACGTACTACGTCATCCCGGTGGACGCCAACAACATAAAGCTGGCCGAAAGGTCCACGGACGCGGTGGCCGGCGTGTTCATCACCCTGACCAGCTCCGCGGCGCCTTCGCATACTTACACGCTGTCGCCTCTGTCCATAGGCGGCACTTCCAGCTTCAAATGGGAAGTTTCCAGCAACGCCGTAGACTGGTCCGATATGTCCGTGGCTTCCGTTACCGTAAGCGATTACGGGACCCTGCCGCTGACTACCTCTTGGGATCTGGACACCAGCAAGGACTACATACGGCTTAGCCTGCTGGCTCCTGATTCCGGAGCGCTGAACCTTAGCGTTCTGGTCAACGGTCAGCCTCTTTCGGAATTCGCGCGTACCGCCGGAGACACCTTTACCGGCCGCGTGAACTTCTCCAACACGCCGATCGCTCTAAAAGTGGAGGGGAAAGGCCAGACCGTTATCGGCACCGCTACCTCCGCTGAGATAGCTGCGCTTGTTCCGGCCGTGTCTCAGGGCGCGCTTATCTACAACAAGACCGTGAACGCGGTTTGTTCTTCAACGGGACCGGCTGCCGGCGCCTGGATAATGCCGAAGATCAGCACCGCGGCCGCCAACGTGGCCTGTTTCTAAATATGCTTACCCCGGGGAGAATAGGACATGCTCAGAATCATCTTAACGATAGCCTTAGCGTGTTGCGCGCCAATATACGGCGCTCCTATTCCCCCGGGACCTGTCGGTAGCTTCGTAAACAACAGCGCCGCGCCTCAGACGGCGACATTCAACGTATCCAGCGGAACAGTCCGCGGCAAGTTTACTGCCGGGGAACTTTACATTTCGTCCATTACCGCGGCGCACGTAACGGCCACCGTGGCCTTCCACGGCCCTGCTACGGGTCTTACCGGAGTCCCTCTGACCTCTCTGACGCCTGGCGTTATTCCTGCAAACGTGGTCGCGTCCTCTGTTTCCAACACCGGAGTTACTCCGGGGATCTATGGCGGGCCTTCTCAGTATACGCAGATCCGCATTGGCTTGGACGGTCGCGTTACAACGGCCGTACAGGGTCCAATCCCCGCGATATCTACCATGACAGTTGTACGGGACGCCAACGGAGGCGTTGCCCTTGGTACTTACTCCGGGGTCAATATCCCTCCGCCTAACGGATTGATAGTGTCGGGGGTTACGGGTATCGGGACGGCTTCTCCGGCTACATTGTTTACCGTTCAGGGAACTATGTGGGTGCGCGGTGGGGACTTAAATGTTCTCCAAGTCGGTGCAGGGCAATATCCCCGAATGTCCATGAGAGGGGATACAATATCTGCCAACAACCGGGCGGCAAGGTTTACATTTGGGACCACCGGTGCGAACGCAACCGACCTAGCTATCATAGATTCTTTTACAGGAACGGGAGATAACCGCGCAGGGGATCTCAGATTTTATACTTCCAACGCGGCGGCCACGTCGTTTACTCCGGTTGAAAGATTGAGGATTATGCCGGACGGGAAAGTGGGGATAAGCACCACGGCTCCGGCTGCTACCCTTTCAGTAGGCGGGAACATAGTTTCGATTTCGTCCATAGTTTCGCAAAGCGGTGGGTTCTTTGGAAACGGATCCGCGCTTGTGGGGATATCCTCTCCTACGTCCGCCATTGCGCTTTCCACCGGCGCTATACAGTCGTCCCTCAACGCCGTCATCCTGTCTACCGGGGCCATACAGTCCTCTCTTAACTCCGTTATCCTTTCTACCGGAGTTGTCCAGGCCAATCTCGATACCCATATTTCCTCTCAAACCGTTCACGGCGCTACTCCGCTGAACACGTCGGGGCTTATCGTGCGCAGGGACGCCTCGGGGAATTTCTTTGCCGGGACTATAACCGCCGCTTTGTCGGGTAACGTAACAGGTAACTTGACCGGCAACGCCACCACCGCGACCACCGCCACCAACTGGGGCGGGTCCTCTGCTCTCCAGACGCAGGTCAATAATATCGCGGTTTCCACGGGGGTTATGCGCGCCGACATTGTATCCGTCGGGCTTGCCACCGCGTCCCTGCGGACAGACCTAACTGCGACGGCGTTATCTACCGCTGCCCTCACTTCTGCTACCAACGCCAACACCGCGGGCACTTTAGTCAAGCGGGACGCCAGCGGCAACTTCAGCGCGGGGACCATTACGGCAAATAAATTTATCGGGGCACTTACGGGTAATATTTCGGGGAGCGCGGCTAGTGTCGCATGGAGCGGGGTCACGGCGAAACCAGCCTGGATGCAGGCGCAGAATCTGGTGGCGTCGTTTCCGGATAACGATTTCGACATGATGACGCCTAGCGGTTTTTATGAAGGGTCCAATAGCGCTCACGCTCCTACCGCCGGGACATGGTATAGCGTGATGAATGCACGAAATAATGACACCGGGTCCGACCTTGGATTCCAACTCGCGTCCTCCTATTTGGACAATAAACTCTGGCACCGCACCAACCGCACCATGGACTACGGGACCTGGCGCGAAGTCGTGATAAACGACACCAGTCGTGTCTGGCCTATCAACATCAGCAGCAACGCCGCCAGCGCCACCACCGCCACCAACCTGGCCGGCGGCGCGGCGGGGCAGGTGCCCATACAGAGCGCAGC